TGAGGGGGGGGGGTGGAACGCAACGTGCAGCATGATAATCCAATGGTGTGGGGTGGTCTACAGGAACACCAGACTCCGAGAAAAGATGGAATATCCCCAGCACTGACAGCCGCTATGGGGATGGGTGGAGGACAGACACCAATATTCGCAGAAAAGAGCGTTACGGCCGTAGATGAACAAAATATAAGAATAAGGACAGATACCGTTGGAACTCTTACAACGGATGGGAGCACACCAAAACACAACAATAGAGTTCTGGAGATAGAAAGGAGTGATTGCGTGGCAAAAATAGGACAGGTATCAAGCGAAGGTAGCCAATGCGGATCGGTATATTCTGATGATGGCAATATGCCTACGCTGACAGCCGGAACTCATGGAGATGCAAATTCTCGCATTTGCACTGAATACCGAATCAGAAAACTTACCCCGATTGAATGTTGGAGGTTAATGGATTTTTCGGACGAGGATTTTCATAAAGCAGAATCGGTCAATAGTAATACGCAGCTTTATAAGCAGGCTGGAAACAGCATTGTGGTAAATGTTCTGGTTGCAATATTAGGGCAGTTATTTGCCGGAAAAGAAGATGTATATAAAGATTGCAAAGTGAAGCGAGAGGACACAAATTTTTTTGAGGAAAATGTTTAGTCAAACAAACATAAAGAAAAAAAGAAAGGAGAAAATTTAGTATGTTTGGAAAAACAGCAAAAGAAAAACAGGCAGAAGAAAAAGACACTGAAATTGAGTATGCGTCCTATGAAATGTGCCGGAAAAGCAAGGTAGGAGAACTAATTCAGTCAGGACAGGAGTTCTTTATTGCAGACATGAAGAAAAAGAAAATCTACAGTTCATCTGACCTCCGACTGAGGGAAATATCAGAGAAAGTAGATTCGGAGGACACATTCATTTTCAGAGAGGCAAGTTATGTATAAGTTGAAATGTTCAAAGGATTTTGATTTAGAGCAGATTGCAGATTCCGGGCAGTGCTTTCGCATCAATAAAATCGACGAGAAACAATTCTCAGTCGTAGCACAGGGAAAATTACTAATCGTAGATGCAGTGGAAGATGGTTATTTGTTTCATTGCACAGAACATCAATTTGATAAGCGATGGAAAAGATATTTCGATCTTGATACAGATTATGGAATGATTAAGGACTCTGTCATTGCTAAATACCCAGAAGATGGCCTGATAGCAGATGCAATCAGTTATGCTCCCGGAATGAGAATTTTAAGACAAGAGCCATGGGAAATGATTATCTCGTTTATCATCTCGCAGAGAAAGAATATTCCGGCAATCAAAAAGTCGATCGAAAGTATTTGCGAAAAGTACGGGTATTTTGTTGGAACATATAAAGAGAAGAATTACTACAGCTTTCCTGGTCCATACTCAATCGTTTCCGGTGGAATCGAACAGTTGAAAGAGACCGGCGTAGGGTATAGAGCTGAATACATAATGAAAGCGGCAGAGGCGGTCATAGACGGCAGCTTAGATATTGCGGCAATACAGAAAATGACCTACAAAGAAACGATGGATTACCTAATGAAATTCAAGGGCATAGGGATAAAGGTTGCAAATTGCATCTCTCTATATGGTCTACACCACATGGACGCATTTCCAAAGGATGTGTGGATGCAGAGAATGATTGATGAAGATTATAAGGGGAATATCCCGGAATGGTGCATGAGTGGATGTGCCGGAATAATTCAACAGTATGTATTTTGTTACAAACGATCATTGCAGAAAGGAGTTGTGGCGAATGGCAAATAAACACACCATATCAGACCTCTACCAGATGCAGTCGTTGTCATTAGAATCAAAAATCAGAATGACTCAAAATCGAATAGACGGATGGGTCAGAGAGTTTGGAGAAGATGGCGTATATGTCAGCTTTAGTGGTGGAAAAGACAGCACGGTATTAGTTGATATTGTTCGCAATGTTTGTGGATATAGCAAGATTCCTCTTGTATTCGTAGATGTTCCTACACAATATCCGGAATTAAAGGAGTTTGCACAGACATTTGAAAATGTAGAAATCATAAAGCCTAAAATATCATTTGCTGAGGTATGTAAAAAGTACGGATTCCCTCTAATTAGCAAAGAGGTATCAGAAAGCGTATATGGTGCAAAAAGGTACTTGACAAGTATCCTCAAAGAAAATTCACAATTATTGACAGACAGACAGACAGACAGACAGACAGACAGACAGACAGACAGACAGACAGACAGACAGACAGACAGACAGCCGCCGTATAAGTATTATTACGAAAAACTCACAGGAACGGGAAAATACAGTAAATTTTCCGATTCCCTCTCTGGTGTGGATAACGCATCGTTAAAAAATCCTACTAGGGGGGGTATGATCGAAAGTATCGTAGACTGCGAGGGATTGGCGAGTTTGCTAAACGAACGGATGAAGAAACGGCAAGGTGGGAACAACCAGAGGTTGGCAAATATGTTAGGTTGGCGCACGAAAGACAATCAAAATCCAGTAGTGGTGAATATCCCTAGCGAAAACAAGAGCCAATTTACATTAGAGAAATACAAGTTCTTTCTCGAAGCACCCTTTGATATTTCAAATCGGTGTTGCAATGTAATGAAGAAACAGCCGGCACATGACTACCATAGAAAAACCGGTAGAAATCCAATAACAGCAACTATGGCTAGCGAAAGCAAACTACGCACTCAGAAATGGCTACAGAATGGATGCAATGGGTTTGAACTGAAAATACCAACAAGTAATCCAATGTCATTTTGGACGGAACAGGATGTGCTTTTGTACATCAGAATGTTTCGAGATCGGATGGTTCATAATCCAGGACGAACAATTTCAAGATGCCAATTAAAAGGGTACATGAAATATGGAAAGAATTGGGTTTCAAGAGAAACAGGAGCTTTTATCACATCATCACTTAAAGAATTAGGGGCTATATGTTCTGTATATGGAGCTGTAGTCACAGATGATGAAGAAAACGGGCAAATGACACTTGCGGATATTACAGACTTGGAGTTGTTTGATTTAGGCAGGCCAACACTCCATACTACAGGGTGTTCAAGAACCGGATGTGTTTTATGTGGATTTGGATGCCATCTTGAAAAGCCAGGACAAGGAAGATTTGAATTATTAAAACAAACGCATCCGAGTTTTCACCACCTATTATATGTGCTTAAAAACAATGGATTCACTTATGCCGAAGCTATTGATTGGGTAAATGCACACGGAAACCTAGATATTAGATATTAAGGAGGAAAAAGAATGTCAGAGTTACAGATTAACGATTTTGTCAAGAAAGTAGGAGAGAACAACAAGAATCATGGTTTCAGAGACGATGATTTGAAACCGACAGATTTTGTTGCACTTATCCACAGTGAAGTTTCTGAAATCCTTGAAGAGTTCAGAGATGGAAGAGGCGCAACAGAAACATACTACCGTGAGGATGGCAAGCCGGAGGGTGTGCCTGCGGAACTTGCGGATGTTGTTATTAGATGCTTTGATATGGCAGATTTCTATGGCATTGACTTACAGGCAGCTATCATTGAAAAACACAATTTCAACCTCACGAGACCTTACAAACACGGAAAACAGTTTTAGGAGGGCGAAATGCTAGTTAAGTCACAGGATGGAATAATAGCCTTGAATAATGACAATGTGGATATGTACCGGGTTTCGGATAAATGGGATGGACGATTTAAGGTCATTGCCCGTGTGAATGACAATGAGTTCGTAATCGGAAGATATTCCTCCAAGGAAAAGTGCGCAATGGCAATTTCAATGATTTTGGACTGCTATACCATGAACTTACTTTTTATGAGAGGCCAGGATGAAAACCCAAGAGACCTGTTCGATGATTATGTCGCAGATCAACCGCTCGGAGTATTTGAAATGCCACAGGAGGATGAAATCTATGAGGATAGGACTGATTGATGTTGACGGGCATAATTTTCCCAACATACCGCTTATGAAACTGTCGGCATGGCATAAAAGCAAGGGAGATACTGTTGAATGGTACAGTCCTTTATTTTCAGGTCACATGGATAAGGTGTATATGTCAAAAGTATTCAGTTTTACACCGGATTATGAATACTTTGTTGATGCAGACGAGGTTGTAAAAGGAGGGAGCGGTTACAATATCAGAGTTGTTGATGGAGCTGAGGAATATGTAAAAGAGAATGATCCCGAGCTGCCATATGAGATTGAACACATCTATCCTGATTACAGCTTATATCCGGAGCAGACAGGCTATGGAAAGAAGTTAAAACATCAAACAGCATACGGGTTTCTATCAAGAGGTTGCCCTAGAAACTGTGATTTTTGCCATGTAGCTCAAAAAGAGGGACTGATTTCACATAAGGTTGCTGATTTGTCGGAGTTTTGGAGAGGGCAAGGGAATATAGAACTCATGGATCCAAACCTCCTTGCGGTTGCGGGGGGGGGTACAGCGGAAGGACTATTGCGGCAGCTTATTGATAGCGGAGCAAAGGTTAATGTTAATCAGGGATTTGACGCAAGGCTTTTAACACCGGCTAAAATTGAACTCATAAGACAAATCCGACTAACAAATATTCATTTTGCGTGGGATAGGATAGAGGACGAAAATATTGTGGTCCCAAAACTGAAAATGTTTACTGAAATGACAGGCATAGACCATAGGAAGATTACAGTGTATGTCCTAACAAATAAGAACTCTACACACGAGGAAGATTTGCACAGAATATACACGCTGAGAGCGATAGGTTGTAACCCCTATGTGATGATTTATCGAAGAGAAACAACAAAATCTACGGATTTATGCAGACGAGTTCAAAGATGGGTCAATAACCGGTTTATTTGGGAGTCGACACCAACATTCGAGGAATACATGAAGAGGATGAATTAAGGAGGGCACATGGTTAAAGAAATCATAAGAGATGTGGATTTTCTCTCAAAGCCACTTATGAAAGCTACCAAAGATGATTTGCATATCATTAACGATTTGATAGATACCGCAGAGGAACACAGAGATAACTGCCTTGGACTGACGGCGAATCAGATAGGATATGACAAACGGATTATCGTAGTGAAAATTGATGAAAAGTACATACCATTCGTAAATCCGATTATTACACAGAAAAGCAAAGAGACCTACATTGCGGAAGAGGGATGCCTTTCCTTGGATGGGCTAAGAACTGTAAAGAGATATTGCAGCATTAGACTTACATGGCTTGATGCAAAATTCAAAAGTCACAGTAGTGTTTTTGGAGGATTAACGGCTGAAATTATTCAACATGAAGTAGATCACTGCAACGGAAAACTGATTTAGAAAGGAGAAAGGCATGAAAAGAACTGCCAGAGTGATTGTTACATATCAATGCGATCGAAACTGTCCCGGATGTTGTAATTCAAAATTATTCAATGTCCCTAAAATAAGCAATATTTCTGAACTTAGAGACTATGAGGAAGTAGTTCTGACCGGAGGGGAGCCGATGCTATTTGCTAATTCCTTATTAAACTTCATTAAGAAATTAAAACGGCAGAACAGGGGACAAAAGATTTTTCTTTATACTGCCTATTTGAGAATGGACGAGCACATAAAGATTTTAAACAAGTTGGACGGTATTACAGTAACGCTCCACGCTGAGGCAACTGAAGATGATATTCGCAATCTTAAATATATGAGTGAAAACCTCTATGGAGAGGACTTGGATATGCGGTTATTCATCGACAAGAGGGTATATGAAAAGTACGACTTATCCAATATCTGCTTGAAAACATGGGATGTAGTTAGAAAGCTGGAATGGAATGAGAACTACACTCCTGCAGACAACGAAGATTTATTATTGTTCCACCTATTTTAGGAGGCTGTCATGGGAAACTATAAGGTTTTATCAATAACCGACCGTGAGGGAAATCCCAGAACGGACGGAAGATACCCTGACCGAGTAGGAAGAATATGCGCCAAGCCCAGTGTAAGAATAGGAGAACAGATGGTTATTCAATGGATTTCGATGGCTGATGGAACTCCATATGTTGGAGAACTTACAACGAGCATGGCAATTTCCTACATTGAGGAAAAGGGCAAGATAACAGTAACAACGAGACATTCAATATACACATTTGAAAAGGCATGAGAGAATCAGAAACTTTTGATTATATCCGCCGGAAATACCCGGACAAGGAAGAGGAATGGAGGAAAATCACACAGCTTGTTAAGTTTGACGAGAACTTAGAAGTGAAGAGTGTGCATGATTTTAATATCAACTGCTACATATCATCATTTGGCAGACTTATAAGGAACGGGGTTCTCTGCGATATGGCATACGGAGATAAGTACGACATATCGAGTATGTTCACAGATACAGATGGAAACCAAGTCAGATTTAAGAGACACCAGATAGTAATGCAGACTTTCTTCATGGGAGACAGACGGAGATACGACACCGTAGACCATATAAATAACATGGAACGATTTGACAACAGCATATATAACCTCAGATGGGCGGACAAAGGTATTCAATGCGGAAACCGTAAAAATAAGCCGGGAAAGCGCAGAATGGTTATCTGTATAGGGGATGATGAAGAGATATATTTCTCGTGCAGTGAAGTAGAGAGAATATTCGGGCTACCCCGAAACTCCGTTGGGAAAGTGTGCCGGGGAGAATTAGATTCAATATATGGCTACAGATTTTGCTACTTATAAGGAGAACGAAGATGGGAAAAGATTGGACCGGAAACGGCAAGAGTATTTTTACAACCCTTGGCGCATCCAACCACACAGAAAAGGAAAGAGAGATTAACGACTACTATGCAACAGATCCTATTGCAGTAGACGCTTTGCTACAGGGGGGGGGAGAACTAAATCATAAGGTTTGGGAGTGCTCCGCAGGACAAGGACACTTATCGGAACGATTGATTGAACTTGGCTATGAAGTACGCAGCACAGACCTCATAGATAGAGGGTATGGAGAGGGTGGAATAGACTTCTTGCAGACAACAGAAATGTGGGATGGGGATATTCTCACAAACCCACCGTACAAATATGCAAAAGAGTTTATAGAACACGCCATGACAGTCATACCAGACGGAAGAAAAGTGTTCATGTTCCTAAAATTGCAATTTTTGGAGGGGAAATCAAGAGGCGAACTGTTCAAAAAATACCCCCCCAAGATATGTCTATGTATCACGCAGCCGTATCTTGTGTGCAAAAAACGGAATGTTTGAAGAAATGAAAGCAGGAGGCGGAAGTGCAGTAGCTTATGCGTGGTATGAGTTTCAGAAAGGTTATAAAGGAGTGAGTATCATTAAGTGGATAAATTAGATTTTGGTTACTACAACATGGACTGTATGGCTGGCATGAAACTTTTCCCTGATAAATATTTTGATGTGGCAATCGTAGACCCACCATACGGAATCAATGCGCCGAATATGGCGATGGGAACCAATAAAAGCCGGACAAAGAACGGTTATCCGGCAGAAAGCACCGCAAGCAGATTAAAACGCATCGGAAAGGCAAAGGAATGGGACAACAACCCTCCAACAGAGGGATATTTCAAAGAGTTGTTCCGGGTATCGAAAAATCAAATTATATGGGGTGGAAACTACTTCAATCTGCCCCCAACAAAGTGTTTTGTTGTATGGGATAAGGTTCAACCATGGGATGCATTTTCGCAAGCGGAGATGGCATGGACTTCATACAATCTCCCGGCAAAGCTGTTTAGATACTCAAACACAGGCGGTGCAAATACAGAGAAGCGCATACACCCTACACAGAAACCGATAGCATTGTATGAATATCTCATAAGCGCTTTTAGGCTATCGGGGGGGGGTGGTTCTCGACACCCATGTAGGATCTGCGTCAAGTCTTATAGCATATCACAGAAATGGAGTGAAGTTCGTAGGATTTGAGATAGATACCGAAATGTATGAGGTTTCCAATGCAAGATTAGAAAGAGAAAGAGCACAATTATCCCTATTTGATTTGGGGATGGAAAGGAGTAACGATGAGTAGTTCAACACCTATATACGCAGTAGATTTTGACGGGACTCTATGCGAGAACAAATGGCCGGGAATAGGATCGCCCAACATTAAGTTGATACAACATCTTATCAGAAAGCAAAAAGAGGGTGCAAAAATTATCCTCTGGACTTGCCGGATTGGAGAGCGTCTGCAAGAGGCGGTGGATTGGTGTGCGGATTTAGGATTGGTATTTGATGCAGTCAATGATAATCTGCCGGAAAATATTGAGAAATACGGTAACAATCCCAGAAAGATATGGGCCACTTGTTACATTGATGATTTGGCAGTAGATAAGGAAAAATATCATATCCCTTTTCATGCAGAAACCAAGGTAGACTACTCAAAATTTGACAAATATCCAGCCGGAAGTGAATGGATTTTACAATGTGATGGCATTTCAATTCCGGTCAGAATCGGTGTGATTAACAAGACTGCCGGATGGATTGAGGCAATAAGCACGAGTGATGATGAAAAATTCAGATATTATTCCGTTAGACGGGAAATTGAGTGGTTCTACGATAAATTAAAACCGAAGGAGTGAGAGAAAGTGGCAAAAAGGCAGAAAAACAATCCCAAAGCATTTGATTGCGAGCGCTGCGGGAATCAGATTTACAAAAGTAGCATACATGACGCAGTGAAGTGTTGTTACTGCGATTATATCAATCATGTAGGAAAGCACGAAGGAAGGAGGAAAAACAGTGGAAAAAACAAGAATTGATTGGTGTGATAGCACGTTCAACCCAATCACGGGATGTTATCACAAATGCTCCTATTGTTATGCGAGGGGTATTACAAACCGCTTCGCATCGAGGCGCGGCTGCCGACTGATAGAGCCAGAAACATACCATATCCACACCGAGGATGGCAGAGAGCTTATTGAAATCAATGAGCAACCGTATTATTTCAATGACGATACGGAAGAACGCTATATGTGTGCTTACCCTCACGGATTTACACCGACTATCCACAGATACCGCATGACCGAGTACAAGGACAAACAGAGACCGAGAAACATCTTTGTCGGATCAATGGCGGATATTTTCGGAGAATGGGTTCCTGATCGGTGGATAAAAGAGGTATTCAATGCGTGCATGGCCGGTCCGCAGCACAATTATTTATTTCTTACAAAGAACCCACAGAGGTATCTTGACCTGGAGAAATACAAGGAACTTCCGTGGGCTGATAACTTCTGGTTTGGCACAACTATTACGAATCCGAATCAGATGTACGCATGGTTTACGGAAAAGAAATTCCATTGGTTCTTATCAATCGAACCTCTGCTTGAAGATTTGGGAGATTTTGGCGGCGGCGTAATGCCGGAGTGGATCATTGTAGGGGCAGAGACGGGTAACAGAAAAGATAAGGTAGTACCTAGACGAGAATGGATTGAAAGCATTGTAAATCAGTGCAGACAGTACGGAATACCGGTATTTATGAAATCGAGTCTCACAGATATTTGGGGCGAAGAACTCATACAGGAGTTTCCTAAAGAGCTTATTCATGGATGATGGCTTAGTAAAAAGCATAGACAAGAATATGATTAAGAATCCGGTAGCGTACTGTAAATGCCATAAAGGGTATCTGTCTTTGAAACAGATGAAAATACATCGCTGCATACCAAGGGGATGTACAAGCATCGAAAAGATAGATGGCCCCTATTGGGAAGAACGCCAACGCAGAAAAGAACAAGCGAAACAGAGAAAGAAGGAATTGAAACAGTGAAGAAACCCAACAATATGAGAAATTTTATTTATGGAACTCCCCGGATCGGCAGCCGAAATGTAGGTACGCCGAAGAAACGTAAAATCCGCGGGATGAGGAAAAAGTGATATGAGTAAGACGAAGCCAATGGTTCACGTTTCATTTGATTTGGTTGAGGACTTCATACCAAGGGTCCCGAGGCAGATTTGCCCCAATGAGGACAGCACCACTCCCCGGATATGCGTAGCGCCGGATAAGTTGAGCGCCTTACAAGCTATTCCACAGGCAGGAGAGGTTATACATACCATGAAAGTGATTGGAATACCGGTTATTATCCATGCGTATTACCTCAAAAGTGATGCTATCCTCATGCCGGAGCAGATTGCCGATAAAGTGCCGGACGCAACCGCCACAAGGGAAATGTGGATAACAGACATTCCTCAGAGCGTATATCGCATTGATTATGAGATTGTTTATTCATACGTTCCAAAACGAACAGATCGGAACGGCGCAAGGGAAAGATTTGTTATCTATGCAGATTTCAAAAGGGTAAAACATCAAGAAAACTGGATAAACCTTGCGTATAAGTCAGCCAAGAGTGATAAAGCGGCTGAGTATTTCCTGAAAAATAAGCCAGATATATCATTCAGAACCTTTATGTCAAATATGGACGATGAACTGTTGAAATCACTCAATATTCAATTACAGGAGGTTAGAGAATGAGCATACCCAAGAAAAACACGCCACCTATTAACAAGAGAGTGCCGTCACTTGCGGCGGTGGATTACTCTGATATGAAGATGCCTATGATTGTGGTCTATAATAGCCCGGCAGATTTTCCGGGAAAAGTGATCGCAAGAGTATGGGAGGGATCAATCAATCGTCCAACAAACGTGTACTGCGAATATAAAACTATCGCGAAGTGCCGGGAAGATGCTGAGGCGGCAGGATTTACAATTTGTATTCCAAGAAGCCCCATGGACGATAAGAGTATTGTCGGAACATACATGAAATAGGAGGCGCAATGAAAAAAAGACAGTTAATACAAGGCGATATGAAAACCAAGCAAGATATGAGCAATATGAAAGCTGGTGGGTATTTGGTAACTGCTGACTTTGAATTGCCTGACGGAGAAAAACAGATGAACACAGAACAGTGCGAAGAAATTTGTGCGGCAATACAGATCGCTACGAGGTTTCAGATGCTCACAGAAAAGGAAGCTGAACAGATTATAGAAATATGTGTCAATGCGGCGCTGAGATGTGGATTTTTGAAAGAAACACAGGAGGAAAAGCAATAATGGCAAAGAAAAGAAGCTGCCGTAGGACGGCAGACGAGGACAGAATACACGAGAAAGCCGTCAAATGGCGCAAAATGACAGACGAGCAGTTGGTTCATTATGTAGAGGACAGGGTAGAGAAAGCCAGAAGCGAGGGATTTAACGAGAGAAAGAAAAGCACTCCGGCAACAACCGGAATGACGATCAATGAATTTCTGAAAGAAATTTCAACAATCAAGGGAATAGGCGATGTTACCTTATGCAAAATCGCAGATCATTTCCACAAGAAAGGTCGTTTCCATGAATAAAACACCATTGCAATTATTTGAAGAACGTAACGAAAAGGATAATTGCCTTAATTGCGCAAAGTTAATTATTAAACACACACCCACAGGGCATATAAACTTCTGCGGAGAGAGTGGAAAGATTATTCTTGATATGTTCCTTACAAGTGGCAGATTGAGAGGATGTAAGCACGAGAGAAAGGAGGACGATATGAAAGTACAAAGAAATATTCGTATTACAGCTATCCCGACTAAGAATATCGAGGGATTAGAGAACGGAAAAGAGTATGAAGTCGATGAAATTATGATGGGACAGAGCAGCACAAGCGTCTGCTTGGAAAATATCAAAGGCTCATTCAATAGCATAGACTTTAAGTTTATGCACGAGGGAAAAGAAATTGACATTTACAGAAGCGCCTTAATCAATCCATACAAAAAGTACGATGGCAACAATGGAATTTGTTATGTGGAGGGCTGTTGAATGAAAACGTGGTACAAGGAATATGAGGCGATTAAGGATAAGGCAATCCTTATTTCGGAATGTGATTGGGAGAAAATGGCGGAAGAAGAACAAAACAAACTTCTTTCTGAGAAAACTGTCATTACTCCAGTAGGGCAGAGATATGCGTGCGCGCTTTACACGATAAAGGGAAACGCAAGCAACTTAACAGATCAGCAGTGCGCCATCTTTGCGGACAGAGGAAACCTATGCTTTGGCTACCGCATGGAGGGCAGAACCATTGTGGTATATACAGATTAGGAGGGCATTATGACAAAAAAAGAATTAGCAGATAAGCTCGATGGCAGAGCTTACGGAGATAACTTCAACGATGTTTTGGAAGAAGCAAAAGAGAGCGGCCTTGTTATCGTATACGGGGCATCCGATGACTTGATGGAATTTGACGGTGCAATCTATGACGAGGGCGGATGCTACGATGGAGGCAGAGTTTATTTTGACAGAGACGGCGTAGATCAGGACGGGAACGAACGCGCAAACTGGATAGATGCCAAATGGTGCGATGGAATGAACAAAGACGGACTTCCTGCCTCCTGGACTTATGATACAGAAATACCTCACGAAACCTTTGATATTTGGGAAGATGGAGAGGTTTACTGCGTAGGTATTGTATTCTCAATCGAGGATTTGAAATGAAAACCGCCGATACCGTAGCACTGGAAAAAGCGATCCGCAGAGCCACGAGAAAAAACGGAGTATTTGGATGTTACGAGGTTACAATCGGATTTTTCGGAAAAGAACGAGTCGATTATATGACTTACGACACCAAAGGCATTTTTCGGTGCTACGAGATTAAAGTAACCAAGGCGGACTTTCATAGCAATGCTGCCAAGTCTTTTGTGGGGCATTATAATTATTATGTCCTTACAAGAGAACTGTATAACCAGGTAAAAGGCGAGATACCGGATTGGGTAGGAGTATATGTCGGAGAATGTTGCGCCAAGAAAGCCAAGAAACAGGATTTATCCGGCAGAGAATATAAGATACGCCGCTCAATAGACGGGCGCAGCACAGAGGTTTCAACGCCATGGGAGGATATGCTGAAAGAAAGCATGATCCGGTCATTATATCGCGATTCGGACAAACTCTTACTTACTCAGGACGAGCAGTACATTGGAAGATTGTTGCGGAAAATCGAAGATGTGCGGAGAGAAAGAGATAGGGAGGAAAAGAAGTACCTCAGATTGTGGAGAACAGTAAGAAAAGAATTTGGAGAAGATAAGGCGTGGGAGCTTATAAATAAGGCAGAGGATTAAGACCTCTGCCTTTCTCTTATCTCCGGCCGTTCACAGCGATAACAACATCGTCAAAACCGGTATCAGAATAACAAGTGCCTTCTGCGGATAGCTTTGCACCCGGCAGCAGTTCTTGGTTATCGTCCATAAAGGATAACTCATTAAAGTTTACCATTTTTCCGTCTTTAAGATAGACTACATCCATCCAGACAAATGAGGCGGCAGCACTTCCGTTATTCGTGATAGTTGCCACAATACCAGTATCGGTTGCGTTATACTCCACAGATAAATCATCATATACAGGAATGAAATCACGTTCCGCAGATACAGAAAGGGTATAGTCAAAATGATCTATCTTATCCCATTCGTCGAATGTAGTCCATATCCCGGCAGTCTGTCCGGGAGCAACCGCCTTGGTGTTATCGCTGGACGAACTAACCATATCTCCAGAAGCGCCGAGAGCGGTTATATTGGCCTCAATACTTACAATCTTATCTGAATTGTTTGTGATATACATAACGTAGTACATGAAAGAATCATCAACACTGCAGGAATACTCCTGAACATTTATCAAATCCGAAAGTTCGTCTGACTTGTCCGATTGAGCAGTTTCTTCCACAGGAACGGAACCTGTCTTAGTAGAAGTGCCACCGCATCCGGTCAATAAGATCATTACTGCGATCATAATAGCAAAATATTTCTTTCTCATAATAAAACCTCCCATAAATTGTTAAACACATTATACATCAATGTGCCTGTAAATGCTATTAGAATGTATAGCCTATTCGCTTGCTTTGAAGTTATATATAGGCTTCAATATTTGCAGAATTTCAACAGTGGGTTCAATGTTCTTTATTATCTCGCCCACAGGTTTATAAGCCATCGGAGCTTCGTCAATGGTATCGGTTGAAACGGAAGTAGTGTAAATGCCATCCATAGAGTGAGCATACTCCGTCAAATCGATAGTTTCCCTTGCTTTCATACGAGACATAATGCGGCCGGCACCATGCGGAGCAGAACAGTTCCAATCGGCATTTCCCCGGCCAGTGCCAAGAATACAACCGTCACGCATATTCATAGGGATAAGAACCTTTTCTCCGAATTTAGCTGAAATAGCGCCTTTACGGACGATATTAGAGTCATGATCTATATAGTTGTGGATGCACTCAAAATAGGCCGGCATATCTGCGTCTACACCCCATCCCATATGATTGCAAATAATCTGGGCGATCATTACACGATTGAAATAGGCAAATTCCTGACAGATTCTCATATCATGGAGATACCGTTCACGATATACGCCCTCCAGATAACAGAGGTCTTTAGGAATGTTTGGAGTTGTCGCATGGAAATTTCGGTGCAGCTCCTTTATTGCATCCTGGATTTCGGATTTTCTTCCGGCAGCCTTATATTCCTCGATCAATGCAGCTTGTTTTTCGTAAAGATCGTCTTTGCCTGACATAAGCTCATAAGCGAGATTCTGATAATAGTCCGCCACCTGTTTCCCAAGATTGCGACTGCCGGTATGAATTATGAGGTATTTATATCCATCGTCTGCAACATCAATCTCGATAAAATGATTTCCGCCGCCAAGAGTTCCAATAGAACGCTCAATACGCTTTGTATCTTTAAGTTCACGATAACAGAATAATTCCTTTAACTTTTCATAGTGCATTTGTCGCCCTTCATGCACATTTCTTCCACTTGGCACATAAGTACGGATAACACGGTCTAAAGTATTCAATGTAACGGCATCGAAATCCCTATGCCCTAAACTTACACAGAGCATACCGCATCCAATATCTACACCGACAATGTTCGGGATTACCTTATCTCCGAGGTCTGCGGTAAAACCAATCACGCAGCCGGCTCCGGCGTGAACATCCGGCATGATGCGTACCTTGCAATCCTTAAACGCATCCTGGGAGAGCAGAGTGTGTATCTGGGTCAATGCTTCCTGTTCAATGTTATCTGCAAAAATCTTCAAATCCATATCTCAATCCTCCTACACTTTATATGTCTTATTTCTCTTATCGTTATTCCCATTATATTTTGTGAATGGGCGAACCCACACACGTTTGCCAGTCTTGGTTGTTCTGTAAAATCCCCTGACGCTGACCTGTTCAGTAGGTTTTGTATATGCCCTCTTTGCAAGGGTTTCTGACGGCGCATCTGGGACAGGCCTATTATCAATGCGGTATGTGGTAATAAGGGGAGTAGAACCGCCGGAACGCTTGATAATCTTTCTTTGCTTCTTGGTAAGAACCTTTTCGCGTTGCTCGCCAACTTCAACATAACTGTGATAGTGAGCAGCGAAGCACATAAGAGAATGGTATTTCAATGCCTCTTTATAAGGAGTTCTATCGGCAGCCAGAATCATTTGAGCCTTCTTCCGCTTGCCTTTGCTCAATCCGGTGGGGAAGATAATACTATCAATCTTTCTGCTTGCTGGATCGTATCTATAATTGCAGACATACACATCAACCATATACAGATAAATCCTTACAAAAACGCCCTCCGGCTCATAAGCAAACTTTATATCTTCTTCCGTAAGTACCACTAACCCAGAAGGAATAGGAGCGCGAAACCCTATATCGTTTAACCACTCTTTATTTTTCTCATACCATTGGATAATGTTTTCCATTTTCTCATTGGTATCGACTACGATTTTGTCACAGTTCTTAATATCAATCATGCTACAACCTCCATTTCTCAATGGTCCCTTGTAACATTTGTCTATTTGGGTATGCACTTATCAAGCGGTTTCATACGGTCCGCCGATACTACGCGAATGTCGGGGAAGTATCTGCCCTTATCCGGTTTCGCATTAAAGCCGGAAAACCTGTCAACCAACAAAGGGATGGTATATGCCGTTGTCAACCCTCATACCGGCAGCAGCTTTCACATTAAAAACCGCCAGAAACTTGTTACCCAACACACAAATAGACAAATCTTATAAAGGACCATTATTCTTCAAAATCAATATCTTTATTGCCTTGTATCTCAATCATCTGCTCGTCCGTAGATAAACAGCTATTGAGCTTTTGAATTTCGTACACCATTGTTTTCTGGATGGCGCGATTTTCATACTTGCATATTACATCTAACACATCATCAATACTTACTAATCTGATACCCATTCAAAGCCTCCATAAGCCTTATTTCGGACGATAAATAATATCAACGTGAGAATCTAAGGCTTGCTCAATTTTCTCGTCTGTAATGCCAAGATAACGAGCTGTGACAGCGGCGGAACTATGCTGATATAGGCGGCGAACAAGTTCAATATCCTTACCATTTTTGTAATAGATTTCCGTCCCAAAATACTTTCTGAAAGAGTGAGTCGATACATCCTCATAATCCCTACCCAGATAATCACAGACCTTTTTCAAATGTTTCTGGACTGCCCGGACAGTGATAGGGAATATTAAATCATCGCCTTCGATGCGCTCCGTATCGGCATATTCCAAAAGGAATGTGTAAACCTTTTCCTGGACCTTAAATGTCCTGGTCTTTCCAGTCTTTTCTTCCACAATATCAAAGCGGTGGCCGGTGGAAGTACGGACAAAAGAGGAACGCCGGAGGCGGAGAATATCGCCAATTCTCAATCCTGTGTTTGCCTCAACCACAAGAACGGTTGCGATCCGGGGATTAGGTAGAACGGAATCTCCAATACCCTCATATAAAGTTGTGATTAAGGTCTGGTACTGCTCATGCGTACAGGCCACAGTTGTCTTTCCTGCCATAACATATTTCCTCTCTGTTTATTGAAAGAACTTCTCACATATCAATTCGGTTACAACATTCACAGCATCCGGCACACAATATTCCTTGCCATTTATAATAAAAGCAATATCTTCTTTTACATAGATTTCTGTGCAGCCTTCTTCATCGCCGAAGTGCAATGTGATTACATCCCTGTGACAATCTTCATCATAGAAAATACGATCCATAAGTTCGGGAACAATTCTTGCCGCAATGCCACAATTTGTTACCTTACATTCAATACCAGGTGCGATAATTTTCACTTCCATAACTGTCTCCTATTCCTGATTCTTCAAAAGCTCATATACAATATTGTGGATTTCTGTACTATCAATGAAACCGCCCTGCAGACGAACCGCATTAACACCGGTTCCAGTTCTATAAAGCATATCTCCCTTGCCTAAAAGGTTTTCCGCACCGGCCTTGTCAAGCATTACCATGGAGTCACGATAGGACGGAACTGCGAAACATACCTTTACCGGGATATTGGACTTAATCAGGCCAGTCACGACATTGACAGTAGGGCGCTGCGTAGCAAGTACAAGGTGGATGCCACAGGCACGAGCTTTCTGTGCAAGTCTTACAATACAGTTTTCTACAGACTTCTTACTTGTCATAATCAGATCGGCCAACTCGTCTACGAATACGACTTTGCGTTTCATTGGAGAGGGGACCTTGGCATTATATTCATCAATGTCACGGACACCGGCAGCGGCCAACTCACGATAACGAGCATCCATATCCTTGCAGAGTTCTTCCAGAAGGGCAACTGCATCCTTTACCTCAGTAACCACATGGCACATACAAAGCGGCTCATAATATGAGAACTCAACCATTTTGGGATCAACCATGTAAAGCTCCATGTCTGCCGGAGAATGTTTCAAAAGCAGAGAAACAATCATACCCTGAATAAATACGGATTTACCAGAACCGGTAGTACCAGCTATCAGCATGTGGGGCATTTTCTCAATGTCTGCCAGAACATTAGAACCGTCAATACCTTTTCCGATTGCTACGGTCATACGTTTACTATCCCGGAACTGATCGCAACGGAGAATGTCGGCCACACGGACAGAACTGGATGCCCCAGAAACCTCAACTACCACATAAGAACCATTCTGATAGAGCTTGATCGCATTGTTATTGAAAGCCCCCATAAACTCACGTTTCAATTTGAGAACTTGAGCAAATTTGGTTGTTCCGGTAGGCTTCAAAAGGTACTGCGTAAGCATTGCACCTTGGTTTACCTTGGCGATCTCACAAGAAAGACGGGCATTATCCATAACGGAACCAATAGCAGCCACATCGGCGGATATATCTTTCTGCGCCCATTCCAGATGATAGGTCATATTTTCCTCAATAGAAGGAAGTACCCAGGGCTTGCCATTCGGCACATACGCCGGAGCGAAAGCGGAGCGCGGAGCATTAGATTCTGCCAACCCCTCATTAAGAAGCTCGCGGGCCTCATGCCTTTTTCTGTTCTTATTCAATAACTCCAAACTGTTGATAAATGCGCTTTTCTTTCTCATAGCTCTCGATCCTTTCTCCTACTTAATACCCGTATGGCATAACTTAGTATTCAATGCCTGCAATTCTTTTGTATATCTATCAATGGCGTTTTGCGATGCGGTGTCACACACAAGACGCTTGGCCTGCCCGGCATTATCTATCATAGTCAATAAAGCATCGCTCAACAATGTTTCTTCTCTGTCTGTCAATGAAATAACTCCCATGCTCATACCTCCCTACCACATATCATTACTTGAATAAGTGTTCAAAAGGATTTCCGCCTCACTTTCTTCAATATCCAGATAGTTCCCGGAATCCTCAATAATGCTCAATGCCTTTTCCTTGGTTATAGGTCTTTTCTCTGCGCCCTTATATGTGAAACCAAACCGGAACATCAAAGGCTTTTCGGATGCCTCAACAACTTCCTTTGCCCTGGCTCTATCCAAAGTGCCATCGTAAAACGACATTTTTAGCATTTACATACCCTCCTTATCTGCGAAAATAGCTTTGATCTCTGCCAGAATGTCCGAAGGTATCTGTTCAAGCCATTCTGTAGCATTGTGCATACTCTCAATATAATCTCCGACAAAGTAATCCCCAGCGGCACCGTGCAAGGTACATTCCACATTAAAGTTATTCATATTCCAGATATACAAATCAAACTCAATGCTTTCAATTTCATCATCTTCCGGGACATCATCCTCGCCCAAATCATATAACAGAATACTCTCAATGTCTCCTGCCTCTTTGGAATATTCAAAGTTTACCAATACCGGCTTTTCCTCTTTGTTAATATCGTTATAAATCAATTTTTCAAAATCCAACATTTTAGTTACCCCTATATTACAACTTGTTACAATGAGTTACAATGTAACGATTTTTCAGTTGTTTCAACTATTTAAGATATTTTCTATAATGCTCTGGAAACTTAAAGACCCTCTCCCTACCAATGCGCACGGGTTTAGATGAAAGCCTCCTTAATCTTGTCGAACCGCTATTCACATCAATATCTAAATCGTTATAGCACTGTTCACATTCTAAACGGACTATCCAATTAAATGAGCCACTGTCATATTCATATAACATAGCATTAGAGTTCGGATAATGATTCAAATAGTTCTCAATCGCAAGAAATTGCGATGCGGTTTCTTCAAGTTTTGAATAACCGTCTATTTTAAGCCAATGTACATATTTCATGCTCTTTCTCCCTCAAAATTCAATTCAATATTGCCTCGATCATCCGGCGGTTCTGCTGCGTAACTTCCCCACCATAGTTGGAAACTGTCAATATAAGATCAATAGCGGTTCTTAATCCCCGGAGTTCGGCAGCTACACGGCTGCGCTCATTATGATAGTTTCTCAATGCCTCACGCTGTATAGGAAGTTCAATAGAAAGCTCAAAACGTGTGCGGCGTGGTGTGGATGGATTGTTATAAGTGCGATCCATTGCATCAATGGCAGCCATGCGGCGATCTTCCTCAATGCTCATGCGCTTTTCCGTTGCTTCAAGGCTTGCTATTTTAGCCTGCAACAGTTCAAAACTACTCATTCCGTACTCAATGCTCAATGCTGTATTATTCATGATTTTATATCCTCCTACATGATGAATTTATTTATTTTACTTGTAATATCCTCAATATTCCCATCGTTGAACGCCTGCAAGATTGCAAGTGACGAAATACTTCCCGAACCAGAACCAGGGAAAATAAAGCCTCCCAATATATCAAGGTATCTTGTAACCGCTGTTTTCTTGCTGAAATAAATTTCATCTATATCCGGGTTTTCTCCGGCGGTTGTTCTTATTTTGTACTTTACAATATAATTCAATGGTTTTTTCATTTCTCCACATCCTCGACTTTCTCACATTCCAAATTGTGGTTTTTATCAAAAGTTATCTTTACAAGCTGCTTTTTGTTTCTGCCGAACCGATTCACGGTCCGGAACTTTTCAAAGAATTTTATCAATGTACTAAACTTGTAATAGTGCAAGCCGGTTTCCGTATGCTCAATATAGCATTTTTCGGTTATATAGGTGCCCTCAGTCTTGAAAATTCCATCAATACCAAACCGGCTATATTTCGCGAAAAACTGCAATTTTTCGATATATTCCTCAATGTTAATTATTTGTCCCTCTTCCAGATGCTCAAGGGTAACAATTCGATTCAATGCTTTATAAGACATTGCAAGCCCTCCTTAACTCATATACTCAAATACTTTATTGCAAACTGTGAGGAAGAAACCGCCGCCGGGCGTTTTGCTTTCTCTCTCCAGAAAGTTATATAAACCGGCTGCGCCTCCGTTGGCGTTTATGAATTTCTTTCTAAACTGATATACAAAGCCGCCGCCCTGGTCCACAACTCGCACGGACTTAATAAAACCGCCACGATCAAACAAAAGTATATTTTCATCAATGGCGGAACGCATAACCGAAAAAGTACGATCCCCGGCGTTGTAGTATTGCCCCGTGAAAGGGTCTTTTTGATAATTTCCAAAAGTCATTGATAACATTTCTAAAGCCTCCACATTTCAATATATGCCCCCAATAGAGAGGGGAGAGGGGAGCGGCAAACCCGCCCGCCCTCGGTTTATGCTGTTTTCTGTTTTGCCTTTGGTGTCTGCTTGGAAAGCTCCACAACCTCATAAAATGGAATATGTGTCTTGTAACATCCGGCAGACTGTCCGAAACAGTCGCGCACATCCTCAATATAGTTGTACCTGGCTTTTAGCTGTTCAATATCGGCGGTCATTTCCTCATATTCTGCCGGGGTTAGGTCTTTAAGGTGTAACGGGTTCCATTTTTGCCAGAACCGGCGCGCCGGGCTTCCTTTAGGGAGAAGGGCGGATTGTGCTTGTCCGCATGTGCTATAATCGCGCTTTGATCTGATAAACTTCGCCGCACTAGTGGAAAAATACGGCGCTTTGTTGCTGCCTAGTGTATAATATTCAACCTCGAAAACGATCATTTTTGAAATCTGGAAACAATACATAAATTCTTTCATAGTTTTATACAACCTCCTTTGCGGCCTCTCTTGCTCCGTACTTTGTAGCGTGTTCCTGAAATTCTCCGACCGTCTCAACGTGGAGAAAATCAGGAGAAAAGCGGCGGACGGTGTACGCGCGGCGGCTTCCGTCAAAATTCAATTCACTTGTAACAAAACAACGATTTTTATACAATGCGGATTCAATACGAGATCCCCAATATTTCATAGTGTCACGGTCGAAAAAGTGACCGCTTCCGGTTCCATAAATGGCTTTTGCCTCTGATAATGTCATCATAATATAACGCCTCCTATTATTTAGAGAGGGAAGCCCCCGGAGGGGCTGCACCTCGTGTTGTCAATTAGTAGTTTTCAAAATGCTTTTCAAGTGCGGCTTTCTCTTCCTCTGTGAAAAGTCGATCAATAGCTTTCGCGGTTTTTTGGCAAGCCTTAAAGGCTTTTAATCCTTTGCGCACCTGTTCCGCGCCGCCGTCAATATATCCGAACTCTACTAAAAAGTCGGCTTCATCCTGGCAATAGTCCACGCTTGAAGCATCGGACAAAAGACAATATAAACAATCTTCTTTTGTTGGCTTGTGGGTTGCTGTCGGGTTGCACTGATAGCTAAAGGTGTAGCGGCGGTTATTTGCCGGGTTAATAATGCGGCATTTATAAAGAACGTGGGACGGTGTAAAAAGGTCCTTTTGTTCCTCTGCCTTTGTTGCTGTGAATTTCAGCGATTCAATAATTGCTTTTGCGTTTGTCATGGTTTTTCCCTCTCTTTTCTGTTGTTCCATCCGGGAAAGCCTGTTATAATAGGAGACAAGCCCCGGAGGGGTGGCGGCGGTCCGTGTTGCTTGGTAGGTGTAGCGGATCGCCCTTTTTATTGGTTGCTTTTTCAAGCTCTGAACGGGTGGCGGTTTGTCGGTCTCGTCTTAATAAGTGCCGCGCCGCTGTTGCCTTGGTCCGGGTGGTGCCCTTGGTCCGGTCTGCGGTACGTTGTTCTTTTGGGGTACACCGTGCGCCCCTGTCCGTGCTTGTTTGTTATGCTGAACGTTTGGCGGTTCGTTGTTTTCGTTCCGTGTTCGTTCTTGTTGATTGTATTGTATCGCCTAGACTTTACAATGTCAAGCGATAAATTGCTATTTTCTGCGATTTGTGAAAAGTGTATAGCCGACTAGACAGAAACAAGGGCGGTTTTTGTGTAAAGTGTACACTTGACAGATTGACAGAAAACGCCGGAGAAATCCGCAAGTGGTAAAGTGCAGACTTGACAAGGGGCGCTATTTCTTATATAGTAGAGAAGTAAAGACCGCACGAAAGGAGGGCGAGCCGGTGCAATTATCTTTTAATGAACAGATCGCCGTTATAATGAAGCGCCAGGGCGTAACGGTGGCAGAGTTGGCGCAGAGGTTGGGAAAGAGCCGCCAGAACGTAAACAACCGCCTAAAAAATAGCGATTTTACAACCGCCGAAATGAGAGACTACGCCGCCGCGCTTGGTTGTACCATCGAAATAGAAGTAAAAGAACCGCCGGAGGGCGGAGCAGATAAAAATAAATAGAGTTAGCCGAAAAAGTAGATTGTAGGGCATTGAGAGAAGCAAGCGCAGCTTTTCCCGATGCCCTTTTTATTTTGCCCCTATGAGCGCATGAGAGAGCCACAGAGGGCGGGAAAGGAGAAAGGGCGCAGAGATGGCAGAGAGAAAGAAAGAGACAAACACAAGGGACGAAAACGGAGTAAGGAAGCAAAACTATAGAAGATTCCAGGAGGGGCGCGATTACGAACCCACAGACGCAGAACAGACGCAAGCGCTTTGCGATGTATTTCTAAAGGGATTCTTGCAGACGGAGGAAACGGCAACCGGTGAAACGGTAGAAAGGAAAGGGGGACGGCCTCGGAAGTTGGAAACCGTGGAAGAGTTTCGAGATATAGCCGAAAAGTATATTTTGTATATTAGAGATAGGGCGGCGGAGGGTGTGCGGCTGATCCCCGACATTGAGGGCTTTTGTAGTTTCGCCGGAATTTCTCGCGATACTTTGAATGATTGGGAAAGAACCCGCCCGGGCGAGTATTCCGACACCATAAAAAGGTTTAAGACCGGCATTGCAGCATACAAGAAACAACTTGCATTTTCCGGCAAGATCCCGGCGATCGTATTTGCGACAGATTTTAATAATAACCACGGTTACACACAAGCACCACAGAAAATTGATCTGAATGTAGGCAGACAGGGCGCAGAACTGCCGGAAAAGGCGGACATTATAAAGAGATTACCCGCCGCCATGAGTGGAAAAGATCCGGCAGAGGGGGACGATCTCGACGAAATGTTGTAAAATGGGCGTTTTGCGGTTCGTTTTCTTTTACTTTTACGAACTCGGACGGATGCAGAGCCGCAACAGCTCCGGCGGCTGGGCTGGTCCTGGCACCCTGGGGCGGGGGTTTGGAGCGGAGCGGATCAGGGGCAACTCACCCCTCTGAGTTCCCCAAAAATTAAAAAGCCAAAAACCACCCGTTTCTTAAAACAGCAAAAAATCCGATTGCAGTAAACTCCGCAATTTACAAAATGAGTATAAACACGGAGTTCAAAGAACAAATGACAAGTCGGGAATTTACAAAACTCCCAAAATTAAAAGTAACGGATGCCTTACGGCATGGAGAGAGAACATGGGAAATAATGTATCGCCAAAAGATAATATGTCATTCATCAGTAATCGTCTGGAAGAATATACTCAGGGAATTACGTTCGACAACATATGCAGAAACGAATTGATTTTTGGGGTGCTGCAAACGATAGGGCGCGGAGAACTAACAGAGGTTGAGGGATTGCGGCTGATGGTTAATATGCTCGCAGACGAAAACTACGCGCTCAATCAAAGATGTAGTCTCTTTGCGGAGATGATAAGTGGCAAAAATTAAAAATCGGCGGAGGCTTACGCCTCATAAGGAGAAGGAATGGATTTCACAAGGATAATAGAAATTCCAAAAGAATTACAAGAGGAATTGCATCGAAAGAGAATGAATGAGATATGGCACAGTGGGGTAAAGCCGGTATGCGCAAACTGCGACAAGCTCATAGACAATGGCGGGCCGGTGCTAAGTTGCAAGGCAAGGGGCGGAATGATACCGAGAGATATAGCTGACAATTTGACTTGCGTGCGAAATTGCCACGGAGAACCGGATTTCAAACCAAAACTCCAATCTCAAAAATTCCCCGAAAAATAAAAAGGGCAAAATTTCACATAGCGGCGAAGCCTTACGGCTTGGAAAGGATAATATGACAAAGCGAGTAGAGATAGAGAGAAGTTATTCAGACTGCAAAACCTGTAGCGATATTGCAGAAATGTACGACCAAATTCCAGATTGTTCTCATTGCAAAAGGCAAAAGGGCGAATGGATAGGCACAATAACAAATCTGTTTGGCACAAAGGCAGTGGTTATTCTCGACGATGGCAAGGTAGAGCAGTTTCCACTTAGCCGGATCAGAGTAATCACGAAAAAGGAGGCATAACAGTGAAAGCAAGATTTTTACAGAACATCCAGGTAAATGACATTGAAAACGACCTGACAATGACGATTGACGAGGGAGAGATACTTTCTGCCGAAGATAAGGGCGATCATTACGAGCTTCGGAAACCGAATGGATGGGGAACCATGGCCCCGAAAGAGTGTGAAGGTACGATTTATGAAATTCTTAGGGAGTAAAAAGCAGTCTCATAGAAAACCGAAAATATGCTTGCATTGCGGATCGAAAGTAGACGGAGATATATGTAAATGTTGCGGATCGGTATGCAAAGATGTTGGAAATATCCGTGTTAAGTTTGAAGATAAGGTACGTCTCGGAGAATTAACCATACAAGGAATTACCTATCAAGTATATCTGGGAGAGGCTGAGATACATTCTCTGGTTGCGTGCGATGGAAATGCAGTGGTTAAGCATAAATTCACGATGATAGAAGTATAAAACGACACCGAGAAGGAGGATTAAGGCATGAAAGTCAACGTAGGCGATAAAGTCTATTTCCCTAATGAGAAAAAGCCTTATAGGGTGCGCACGAGAGACGAGCGTTTCATAATCTGCACAAAACCAATCAATCTGTATCATACGGTCTTATACACAATTATCGACCTAAAAGAGAAATGGAGAGGACCGGACAATATGGTATTCTGCTCCGGCTATGAATCAGACGAAGATTGCGTTGAGAGACTGGCAGAACTCCAAAGCGGAGAGATCGAGGTATCAAGCCGCCGGGGAATACCGTTGGATATTGATATTGAGTAGGAAATTAAGGGCAGTGCCTTTAATCATAAAAAATCAAAGAAGGAGGAAAACACCATGGATAAGAAACCATTTTCCCCACCGATCATGTTGGAAATGGCGGATGATGCGGCTAAAGAAGCCTTAGAACACGCATGGGAGGAATTATGTGGGAAACCGAAACGGAGACATTTAATAGCCCCCATAGGGAAGCCGCCGGAACTCCTGGCGAAAGATTATCTGAATTATGGCCGCGGCGGAGTATGGCCGGCGTTTCGGAGTGAGAAAATGAAACCCAATTTTGAACCGCCTACCATAGCCATAGAAAAACCAAAATGGTGGGAGAACCCGGCGGCATCCGAAGTAACCGCTACGGGATTAGAAGCAGAAGCGACCTATGCTCGTTTGCAAATGGAACAGATGCTGCAATGGCATCTCTATAATGCTATCGGCATACCGGCTGAACTGTTTCCGGGAGAAAGCAGCACAAGAGCAATTTTAAGAGATTTAGGAGAGAAAGAGGACGAGAGCATGGAAATGAGCTTGAACGCAAGAAAAATCAAAGAAGTAACTATTAAGTGTGAGGACGGAAAGACCTATGAGGGTAAAGTAGAGCGTATTGTGGGTTGCCCTTATGATATTTCGAGTCAGGAGCTTACCGTGAGAATATCTAAGCGAGCATCCGGCAATTACGGCATCAAGGAAGTTATCTTCCAGAACCCGGCAACGATTGTATTCTGGACGGATGGTACAAAAACCGTTGTAAACTGCATGGATAACGCAGAGATCAAGAAGAAGATCGTGGACGGCAAGGAAGTAACCGTGCGCCGCGCGAGAAAGTGCGATACCTATTCCGAGGAAGCTGGTCTGGCTATGGCTATCGTAAAGAAGTATTTCGGCAACGAGGGCAATTACAATAATGTATTCCGTAAATTCATTCCGGGAATGGCAGAACGTGAGAAAGCGGCTAAGAAAGCTGCCAAGAAAGCAAAGAAAACGGAGGAATAATCTATGACACTAAGAGAGCTGGCTGAGAGCTACGATGGCTCTATAACCATGAATGTGTTTGCCTCTGCGGAGGATGAAAACCCCACAGTAACATTCCCAAGTGACAATTACAATGCCATCAAGGATGAAATTCTGGATAAGGAAGTAGATAAGTATTCCGTGAAAGTCTTTATCCTCCATGCGGAAGTAATTGTAATCCTTGTTTCGGATGCGCCTGTCGAAGATGCGGGAACCACGGAAGAAATCACAGGAGAACCCACCGAGGAAACACCCGAAGATACAGGGGAGGTAACAGAATGAGACGAATATTCTTTGGCACAGAATTTACCGGGCTCCACAAAGGGACAACCCTTGTTAGTATCGGTTTTATCTCAGACGAGGGGGAACGCTTCTACGCAGAGCTGACGGATTTTGATGATACGCAGTGTGACGAATGGATTGAGAAGAATGTACTCGACCATCTGATCCTGAGTGGGAATGAGGAACTTGCAAAAACGCTTGGAGAGGACGGCATGACAACGGTTGTTCTTGGAAGCAAAAACGATGTGAGAGTGGAATTGCTCGAATGGCTCGATAACTTCAAGGATGATATTCAGTTTGTGTCCGATGTATGTCACTACGATATGGTTCTACTGTGTGATCTGCTTGCGGACGGAGCGGTGTTGCTGCCGGATTATATCAATCCGTTTTGCCATGATATTACCCAGGACATTGCAATGGTGTTGGATATATCAGAGGCAGAGGCTTTTGACTTTTCGAGAGAGGAATTGCTGACAAATAGAGGAATTTCTTTGCCGAAAGGTCAGAAACACAACGCATTGTACGATGCCGAGGTAATCAAGGCAATCTATGACGATCTTCTCACTGTGGGGGGGGGTAAATAAGGAGGGCAAGAATGGATAAAGGACAGATTTTGCGGGACTACAAAGCCGCGAAGAACCATAAGCGGCAGATACCCATTCTTGCAGACCTTAACGCCTGCAGTAAAGAGACAATCATTGAAATATTGACAGAGGGCGGCTATCTGCGGATTTTCAATACGAATGGCGTGGATGTTTCCACAAAATCGGATGAAATCACAGAGAAATACCAAAATGGCGAAAGTGTAGCCGCTCTCGCCAAGGCATACCATGTGTCCCTGAAAGGTATGAAAACCATATTGGGGATTGAGGAAACGGAGGAAAAGGAACCAATGGCGGACGCGAATGTAGCAGAATTGGAAAAGAGAATAGATGTGCTGACAAAGGAAAATGAGATTTTGCAGAAAACAGCCGATGAAGCGAAGGCTTGTACTGAGAAATTAAAGAAAAGGATTGAGGAATTGGAAAAAGACAAAGACTCGAACTCCTTTATCTACGACAAATATCAGGATCAGTGCATTAAAATCAATCAGCTCAATACTACGATAGATGTGCTTGTTGATAGAATTTCAATGTTAAAGGCGGTGCGAGGGCATGAGTAAAGATAACGGAATAGAACTCAGAGTTGAAAGCTACTGTGCGTTTTGCCCTGATTTTGAAGCGAGGGTTGAAAAGGCAGACATAACCGTGATGATGGACCCCACTCCAAGGGCTATTACTACAATCAGGTGCGAAAATGCCGAAAAGTGCGTGAGACTCCATGAGAGGTTAAGGAGGGAACAGGAGTGCAAAGAGAACAGCGATGGTACGAAGTGACCTTTAAGACCATTGAAAGAAAACCCATTACCAGGACCGTGAAAGTGCAATGCTGTGATAGCGTTCATGCCTCAGCATTGGTTTACGATCTGTATGGCAGGAAGAAAATTAAAGTGAAGTCGGCAAAGCTGATTAAGGAGGAATAGGGATTGAAATGTAAATCAAGAGAAACAGGTGCTATATGCGAGTATCTTGTATGGACCGGTCAGAATCAAAGAGAAATGTTTGACTTCCTCACTTTTGGAGAGAAGAAAGATGATTACATGAGCGCAAGTGGAGAACATTTTCGCATAGATTTCAGTTACAGTCCCAATGGTGGGCTTGTTATTAAAACACCGCCGGGGAAAGGAGATGCCCGCACAGAACCGGGAGATTATATTGTTAAAAACGAAAGAGGGTTTAGACCCTATTCTCCAAGATACTTCAATGAAACTTTTGAGATTGTCAAATCGTTACCGACAGAGCCTAAGATGTATTTTGATAACGAACAGGAAATGTACGATTGCCTGAATGAATGGAAAAAGAGACTGCTTTTGTCTGATTGGCATATCGCAATAGCTTTTGCAAAAAGAGGGGAATTGAGCGATATAAATTGGGCTGGAGAAAGCAGTTGTCAATGGGTAAACAGATGCGGAACCATAAGCATATTAGCAAAAGAGGATATGCCGACTGATATGATTATTAAACAGCCGCATGAAGTAACTCTTATCCATGAATTATTGCATTTTAAGTTCTTTTCGGCAGAAAATCACTCTTTAGAGGGATTGTATTACTCCGAAATGCAGCATCAATTATTAGAGGATATGGCAAAATCCTTATTTATGGCAAAATACAATCTCGATTTCGATTGGTGGATTGAAGATGGGGCAAAGGCATAATAACACAGATTAAATTTAGCTCACTTATCATCTGTAGAAAAGTTGAGTAACGGGCTTCCTACGCGGAAGTCTTGAAATTAAAATCCAGGAGGACAAGAAAGATGAAGATTAACAAAAAGGCACTCATTATCGTTTGTATTGTAGCGGCATTTGCTCTTGTGGTCGTTGGTATTTTTACCAGCACCAACAACAGAGCAATCTCATTGGAGGAACAGATTTTGGCTGCTGACTCTGACATTCAGGCTCAGGAGAAGCGCAGAACTGATCTTATCTACAATCTAGCAGACTGCGTAATGCAGTACGATAAGCACGAAGCGGAAACCCTTATTGGCGTGGTTGAAGCAAGGGGAGAAAACGGCGGCAGCGCAGATATTGAAAATGTGACTACCTCCATTGCGGCGATCGCCGAGGCATACCCGGAATTGAAATCGAATGAAAATTATAAAGAGTTGATGAATGAGTTGTCTACCACGGAGAACATGATCCTGCAGTACAGGACGACTTATAACAATGAGGTCCGGGCATATAACAAATTCGTGCGCAAATTCCCCAATAAACAGATTCTATCCATCATGGGGTATGAAACTATCAGTTACACATATTTGGAATACAGTGAGGCAGATAGACAGCCTGTGAGCAACTTATTTGGAGAGTAAGCCTATGAGAAAGAGAAGCAAGGTTATTTATTCCGGCTGTGGTTGGGATTTGACCGTGAGAGAGCTTCTTTTCAGCATAGCCATAGTTCTTGTCATGTTGACGGCGGGCTTCTTCCTGAGTGAGAAGATAGCCTCCGCCAACGATGAAGCAAATCAGGAATACTACCAAGCTATGAAAATCAATGCGGACACAGAGTTATTTCAGTATGGCATGAGAACAAATGTAGGAAATGCCTTTGTGTCAGGCACATTGGAAGCGGTAGGGCCGGTAAGTTACCCAGATATTGACGGGGAATATGCCTATGTTGAAAAGATAAAAGAAGAATACACCGAACATACCAAAGTCGTGGATGATTACGATGAAGATGGAAACAAGGTAGGCTCCCACATAGAAACATATTGGGAATGGGATGAAGTTGGCAGAGAATCCATTCACTGTGAAAGCATTAAATTCCTCGGCGTAGAGTTCCCGTACGGAACCATAGGATTTCCAGGATCATACTATATCGACACAGTAAATGGAGGCTATCATATCAGGTACAAATATTATGGCTGCGATACCTCTTATGACGGAACAATCTATGCGAAGCTGGCCGGCGGAACTATAAACGGAGCGAAATTCATAAATGGGAGAAGCGCAGAGGAAGCCGTTGATTACATGGTCGGGAGTGGAACGGCGAGTCTGGTTCTATTCTGGTTTGTATGGATTGTGCTGACTGGCGGTGCGGTGTATGGCTTTTGTTATCTGGATAACAGATGGTTGGAGGATGAATGATGTTTGTTGTTGATATGAAGCGTAAAATCACGGTAAACGTGGATAATGTGATTTGCATTACTCAGGAGTCAAGAAGAATTACCGCAGTTACCAAAGTTGATGATATTATCCTTGGAACCTACAGTACAGAAGAACGTGCAGCAGAAGTTTATAAAGATATGCTGAACAATATTTTTCCTCAGAATTTCATAGTTGCCAGAGAGCATGAGGTAGGTTTGGATGCGTTAAAGGGCTTAGCGAACGGTGCAATGCTCATTAAGTCAACTGGAGAACCCGAAGTAAAAACTTATAACTGCGGCGTATATTATATGCCGGGAGAGGAATGAGAATGGAAGTGTTACTGGTAGAAGTGAATTGGGTCGCTTTGTTCTGGTTCGGTATGTTGATACTGAATTTGATTGCCACCATTTTGACAACAATACTTGATTCTAAGGTGCGAAAAGAAATTGTCCGGCAGAATCAGCTTATCATGGAGCAGAACCACAATATGAATACTCTTATTGTTAGGGTATGCAGTAAAAGTGTCCGCGACCGGAAAAACGAAAGTAAACCGACGGAGGAAACCGCATGAAGAAGCCAAGAAAAGAAATGCGGATGAACCGCCGAAAAATGAAAGCAGAGATTAACCGTTTGCACAGAATGGTAATGCGAGAGGTAGGAGCAAACCGTGTCCATGTAGAAACTTACCGAGTAGAGAGAATTGTAAACATATTTGATCTCGGTTCAAAAGAACACATTGATTGGGTTCGGAAAAGAATGGCAGAGGAATTGTGCGATGGATTACTTCAAAATGGGTGCATAACTTTCACAATGACAGAAGAACCCAGGGTTTGCGGAGTGAAAATTACCGCAGATATAAAGACTGTCAGACAGTAATAAAAATAGAGCCGTGTAGAGCCGTGGGAAAGGATGGTTTTCATGGCTCAAAGCGAGTTGACAAATAAACAGATTATTGCCGCCTTGCTTAAAAGCGATCTGAGTGATTACGATAACCTCATTTCGCTTTTAAGTATGGCAAGAGAAGTTTTGCCGGAGGATAAGGCAATATCCAAGAAGGTAGCAAATAAAGTCCGTTTCCTTGCGTTGAGACTGTGCGCAACCGGAGATATAAGATTTTACAATCTGTACAATGATGCGCTGCGGTTTCTTGCGCAGGAACACATGGATTTTGATGCCTACCTCCTTTTTGTTGAAAAAGACCGTGATCCAGAGGACAGATATTATCAACCGCGCCGAAATAAGCTCTATTGGCTCGTACAGAAGATGCAAAGGCTTTTGGATGATGAACTGGATATACTGTCGATTTCAATGCCGCCCGGCACAGGAAAAACCACGCTTGGGGAATTTTTCATTTCGTTTGTGATGGGGCATTATCCCAACACGCCAAACCTTATGTCCTCACATTCTGGATTTATGACACGAATGTTTTATGATGCGGTACTCAATATCATTACAAGTAATGAGTATTGCTGGGCCGAGGTATTCCCGGATGTGGTTTTCGAGGGCAACAACGCAAAAGAGGAAACGATAAATCTTGGCAGATGGCAGCCGTTCAAGACGCTAACCTGTAGACCAATCAGAGGTTCTCTTACCGGTGTTACGAGATGTGAGGGATTTCTGTATGTGGACGACCTTGTTTCCGGTATTGAGGAAGCTCTTTCAATCGACCGACTGGATAAATTATATGGCGAATACACGACCGACCTTAAATCTCGTAAAAAGAAAAAGGCAAAAGAAATACACATTGCTACCCGTTGGAGTGTACATGATGTAATAGGCCGGCTTGAAAGAATGTATGAGGGCAATCCGAGGGCAGAATTTATCGCCGTGCCGGATATTGACCCTAAGACTGGAAAGAGCAACTTTGATTACGACTACGATGTAGGATTTGACGAAAAGTATTTTGCGGATATGGAAATGTCGATGGACGATGTTTCATATCGCTGTCTGTATAAGAGCGATCCGATTGAACGTGAAGGTATTCTGTATCATCCTACTGAACTCAAACGTTATCTCGGAGGACTGCCGGACAGAGAGCCGGATTCTATTCTGGGAATCTGCGATACCAAGGACACAGGTACAGACTACAATTTCCTTGGCGTTTTCTATCAGTATGGAGATTTGTATTATCTGGAGGATTTGGTATTTAAGAACATTGATCCTGGAACGCTCGATGAATTGAACTCAGATATGCTTGTAAAGCATCATGTTCAGCAGTGCCAATTCGAGAGTAATAAAGAGGGTAGCCGTACTGCGAATGAGGTAGAAAAGCTCGTCAAGGAAAAAGGCGGCAGATGCCATATCACAAAGAAATACACCACGCAGAATAAGGAAACGAAGATAATCGTTAATTCGGATTGGGTTAAAAAGCACGTTGTATTCAAAGACCCGGAAGAATACGAGCCTAAGAGTGATTACGGCATTATGATGTCGTTCCTTTGCAGCTACACACAGCTAGGAAAGAACAAACATGATGATGCGCCGGACACTTTAGCGATGTTCGCACAGTATGTAGATGCACTTCTCGGGGGAGAAGGACACGTTGTTAAAAGGAGCGAACTCGGAATATAAGAGAGGGATAGCATGGAACAATATAATTTTCCGATGAATCTGCGGAGAGAAAGAAAAGAACGCGGACTGACACAAGACGAACTTGCACGGGGGATAGGAGTTTCAAGAGTAACCGTAACCGAATGGGAAACAAACACAAGGTACCCTACTGTCGATAGGATATACGACATAGCAAAATTCTTAGAAATCCCTGTAAGTGCCTTGGTTTCTGATTCCCAGAAATGTGGAAGTAAAGTGGACTAAACAGGAAAAATGAAATTTTTTTGAAAAAGATGTTTATTCCACTTGACAAACAATGTTAAGTGGGATATACTACGACCATACCAAGTGACACGGAGAACTGTTTAGCGGAATAAACAGAACCATAAGGTATAGGGACATAACACATTCTCCTTTTATGAGAAGCGGTGCCGAAAGACAGCGGCACTGCTCCAAGGGAAGTAAGCTAACTCGGTAGAAGCGGCAGACTGAAAATCTGCAGGAGTTGGTTCGACACCAACACTTCCCATTAGAACTGGTCCCCGACAGTTCGCCCGGAAGGTCCCACTGAAATTATCTTCCGGTAAACCCTAATGTCAAACCCATGCCGGAAACGGTGTGGGGATTGGACCATTAGCTCAGTTGGTTAGAGCAACCGGCTCATAACCGGTCGGTCCGGGGTTCGAGTCCCTGATGGTCCATTCTGGTTGCAACAGACGGTGCTTCCGGTGCATCGTAAGCGGATCTCCGGACGGTTGGAGCTGTGAAAGTTAAATGCTCCCGGGCATAGAGCGAAGGATGGTCGCTATGCAAATATATGAACAAGGAGAACGGATATGTACATTCCTGAATTTTGGTGCGGCGTAGCCGTAACCTTAGTTGTAGAAGTAGTCGCAGTAATCGCATACGCAGTATATAGCGATCACAAGAAAGGAGGGAAAAAGGATGAATAAGGCAGAATTAGTCGCCGCAATGGCAGACAGAGCCGGAATTTCAAAGAATGACGCAGAGAAAGCGCTGAACGCATTTGTTGAAGTTGTCGGCGGAGAGCTGGGAAAGGGCGAAAAGGTTCAGTTGATCGGATTCGGTACGTTTGAGACAGTAGAACGTGCTGCAAGAACAGGTAAGAATCCGCAGACCGGAGAGGAACTTAAAATTGCAGCTTGCAAAGCTCCGAAGTTTAAGCCGGGCAAGGCATTAAAGGAAGAAGTCAACCGATAATATGCCGGAGCGAGCTTGGAGCAGAATGGTGGTTCGATTCCACCTGTGGGCGTAGCTCTTGCGAATAAGGTTCCCACCGCTTTCCTTTGTGCGATAACAAGGAGCATGATGAAAAGGATATATCATGGGAAGATTGAAAAAAATACCAGATGATGTATTTAGAAATGCAGTAAAAGAAAGCAGATGTTTACAAGAAGTCGTAGAAAAACTTGGATATAGCAAGTCGAGCGGGTCAATGGGGCGATTTGTCAAAAAGCGTATCGAGGAAATGGAAATTGATATTTCGCATTTTGAAACAACCCATATTCGTTCATCACATCCGAAGTATGCCTTAGAGGACATTTTGATAGAAAACTCTCCATACGGAAATATAAACCGCCTAAAACAAAGAATATTGAAAGCTGGTTTATTAAAGTATGAGTGTCACGAATGTGGGAATAAAGGAGAGTGGAACGGAAAACCGCTTACGCTTCAATTAGAACATAAAAACGGAATACATAACGATCACAGAATAAGTAATTTGTGCTTTCTATGTCCTAATTGTCATTCACAAACAGATACTTATTCTGGCAGAAATATGGGTAGGTATGCCTAGCGGCGAGGGCAAGGGACTGTAAATCCCCCACATTAGAAACACCAGAGGTTCGATTCCTCTCCTACCCACTTATGCCCGATTAGTCAAGAGGCTAAGACACCACCCTTTCACGATGGTAGCAGGAGTTCGATTCTCCTATCGGGTATGCCATTCGCAAAGAGCGAAGCGGGGTTCGAGTCCCCAAACGGACGGACGAAATAAGCCGCTCGTGCAAGGTGCAGACTTTTATGTGAGTGATAGTCTGGGAAAGCCGACAAGACTTAAAATTGGAGAGCTTGCGTAAGTCACGCAAAAGACCATCGTTGCAATGATGCCTACGATAGCATAAGTGGAAATGCCACGGGCTAGCACCGGGGATAGTGGGGTTCGATACCCCACCGTAGGACGAGCGGATTTCTTAACCGATTTTCTTAGTCCGGCTTTAACAGGAAAGAAAATTGGCGGTGGCGAGGTTCCGGTGATCACTAAGTGCTTTTTCATTACCAAGAGTTTTCAAGAAAACTCCGGTGCGGAAAATTTACTGCTTAGAGTGCATGAGCATTACAGCGATTTAAGCAGCGTTGGAAATTACGAGAATATCCACTTGGCGGCAGAAATGCCGTGGGTTTCGATTGATTGCGGAGCGACTGCCATGCGCAGAGGGACCGCGAACATTGAAACTTTCTATCTGAGAAGATAGCGCAGAGGATTTAGTAGAGGCGGAGAACTGCGAAAACAACGTACATCCGAGGTAAGGCGATAAAGAGTTGGACTCGCCAGAGGCTCTTTGAGTATGTAGTCGGTGGATTATGAGAGCCATGTGGAGGGGTGTAGGGTCCGAGAACCACATCAAAAATGAAATACCCTTGTTGGCAACTGTCTTACACGTTGCATCGGTTCGGCGGTAGCAACCATCCAAGCCGCTGCCGGACTGCATTAAGGAGATTACATCATGCCAATATGCAACAAATGCGGAAAGACATTTCCAAACCATATATCCATTGATGGAAAATTAAGAACACTCAATAGAAGAAAGTATTGTTTGGAGTGTTCTCCATTTGGAAATCACAATACTAAAAAATTAGAAGTTGCTACTGTAAAGAAAAAGAGAAGCAATCCAGAGGCAGTAGCAATGCGAAGAAAACTTGTGAAAATGAAAGCCATTGAATACAAAGGTGGCAAGTGCTGTATTTGCGGATATGATAAATATTCCGGTGCATTGGAGTTTCATCATAAAAACTCTGATGATAAAAAGTTTGGAATTTCTGAAAGAGGATGGACTATAAGTTGGGAAAAGATAAGAAATGAAATTGATAAATGTATTCTTGTTTGCTCAAACTGCCATAGAGAAATAGAAGCAGGAGTAACAGAAATTCCACAAAATATATTGTAAGCCGTGTGTCCGGTTGGTCGAGGGAGCAGTCTTGAAAACTGTCGGCTGTAAAAGGCTCTGGGGTTCAATTCCCTAACACGGCGCTATAGATGTATAGCTTAATGGATAGAGCGACCACGGCCTTGAAAAAGCTGAGGCAGATATTGGTTTAATTCCAATTACATCTATTTTGGTGCATTGCCGTAATGGTAGCGGAGCTGATTGCTAATCAGTCCGGCAGAAATGCCGTATAGGTTCGATTCCTGTATGCACCGCTATGAAACCGTATTCCACCGGTGGAGGAGGTTTCAGAATTTGGAGTTGCCGGAAAGGGTAGACGGATAAAATAGTAAAGGAATGGGGTAGGCGCGAGGTAGGTGTGAGGACAAGCCACAGAAACAGCCGTAATCCTACCGCCCCAATAAACTACTGAAAATCATAACTATTGTACCGAGTATCAACTGAGAAAGGTGTGGCTAACAGTAGCATAGTTCCATAATGGGTTCAAATCCCATTACTCCAAAGCCGTCCTGACTTCGGACGTTAAACCAGTTGGGTTTGAGAGATTACCCGAAAGACAGTTCCTATCGACATACCCGGTGGTTAGGGTGTATCGCAACAAACCATAGCGAGTGTACGGAATTATCTAATCAAGTCCGCCGGTCACTTACTGTCGTAGTTAGCACCGGTTAAGCGAGGAAAGCAAGGAACGACATAGCAGAACTCGCAAAGTAACCTTGGGGCGAGGTTACATTACAGCGGGGTAGAGCAGTTGGAAGCTCGCCAGCCTCATAAGCTGGAGGTCGAGGGTTCGAGTCCCTCCCACCGCAATTCATACGGAATATCCGTATTGAAAATTGAATATGGAGAGGTAGCACAGTTGGTTAGTGCAACGAAAAAACAAATGTATCATGCTATGTGATGCTGACAGCAATACATATTTTGCTTAGGGAGCCGTGTGTCGTTGGTTCGAGTCCAACCCTCTCCGTCAAGGCGATGGCACAAATGTCCTTACAAATCAATAAGATGTGCCATTTATGAGTGAGGTAGCTCAGATGGTAGAGCACGAAAGAGAACGGATCATGTTTGTGGTCTAAACAGCAATTACTCATTCCACTGTTAATGGCGTTGTCGGCGGTTCGAGTCCGTCCCTCACTCTTGTGACGATGTGGTGCAATGGGAGCATAGCAGCCTTTGTTAAGAAGAAATGTCATGTTAGTGGCATAATCAGCAAACTACTTTCAAAACAGGCCCAAGCTGCGGATAGAGGTTCGATTCCTTTCATCGTCTTTATGGCCTCGGTTTCTGGTTATGGTCTAACCAGAGAAACATGAGGTGTGTTTCGCACAGCAATTACAAAAAATATCGGTTCAAGTCCGGTCGAGGCCAATATGTGACGCTTACAGCAATCCTTCAAAACAGAAAAATCCATTGAAAATTTTTCCCCTTTTGAAACAGCGTCATGAAAAAGTAAAAAGTTACGGCAGATAGCCATAAAACTTTACATGGGACACTCACAGCAAATTATTGGATATGACTGTTAATCATAAAATCCCATAGTGTCCTGAAATGAAACAGTAAACAAATTTATAGGGACTCCTACAGCAATACTTTAAGGTTAAACGATTGTCTGAAAAACAAAAGTGAAGCGGTTCAATTCCGCAAATGAGAGTCCTGGAAAGAGAGGAAAGTATGAGTTTCGCAGAAGCAATGAAAAATGAGGGTAAATTTACCCGGACAGAAAATGGCGCAGTAGCACTGAATACCACAAGCAACGCATTACTGGATTTATTCGGTACAATCGGATCACTGAGAGAAGCTGACGACAACAGGATCAAAACCCTGTTCGCAGAGGCTTACAATCAGGACGCTCTTTTTGCCACCAAGATTGTATTCTACGCAAGGGACATTCGCGGCGGCTTGGGAGAGAGAAAAACATTCCGCACCCTTATCCGTTATATGGCAGATAAGCACCCGGAAGCCCTCAGACCGAATTTAGATTTAATAGGCGTGTTTGGGCGTTATGACGATCTGTACGAATTGATTGGCACTCCGTTGGAGAAAGATATGTGGGCTGCCATGAAGAAGCAGTTTGAGGAAGATTTAAAGAATCTGATCGAGGGCAATGCAATTTCTTTGTTAGCAAAGTGGATTAAGACAGCTGATGCAAGTAGTCCGGCTACGAGAAAACTCGGTATTCTGACAGCACAGAAGTTAGGTTATTCAGTTTATAATTTCAAGCGCATTGTACGCAATATGAGAAAGCAGATCGGTGTTGTTGAGAGTTTGATGTCTACAGGCCGGTGGGATGAAATCAAATATCCCGAGGTTCCGAGTCGTGCAATGATGATTTATCGCAAAGCGTTTATGAAGCATGACGAACAGCGTTTCTCAGAATTTATCAATAAGGCAGAGAAGGGCGAAGTAAAGATCAATGCAACAACCCTGTTCCCCTATGACATTGTAGAGAAGATTCTGTATGGCAGAGAGAGCAGCAAGGTTCTGGAGGCACAGTGGAAAGCACTGCCTGATTATGTGGAGAAAGGGACCAATGCTTTGATTATGGCCGATGTGTCTATGTCTATGGACGGCAGACCCATGGCTACATCAATCGGATTGGCAATTTACTTCGCCGAAAGAAATGTTGGTGCATATCACAACTTATTTATGACATTTTCAGACAAACCCACGATTATGAATATCAAAGGGGAGACGCTTGAACAGAAGATAGACAGCATGAAATGCATTGGCTATATAAGTAACAACACTAATCTGAAAGCGGCCTTTGACAAAGTATTAGAGATTGCTGAGAATAACCATATTTCACAGGACGAAATGCCGAAAGCAATCGTAGTTATCTCCGATATGGAGATTGATAGTTGTGGCAACCGTGAATGGAGCTTCTATGACAAGATGGCAGCGAAGTTTGCAAAGCATGGCTATGTAATCCCGAACATTATCTTTTGGAACGTGAACAGCCGACACGACGTATTCCATGCAGATAGCAGCCGCAAGGGAGTACAGTTGGCAAGCGGACAGTCTGTGACAGTATTCAAACAGATTTTACAGAACCTTGGCTATAATCCGGTTGAGGCAATGGAGAATACGATCAATTCCGAGAGATACGATTGCATCACAGTAGAATAGAGTAGGTAACAGTAGGTGGCGGTTGGAATGACTACCACCTATTTTTAATTGGATGGAGGAACACTATGATTGAATTATTGGAACACAATGTAGAGACATACCAGAATCTATGCAAAGAAATAGAAAAGCATAATAAGGTTGCGTTGATTCAGGCAACCGGAACAGGCAAATCCTATATTATCAGTAAGTATATAGAAGAACACTGCCACAATGCCCTTATATTGGTTCCAGCAAATGCGATCGGAGACCAATGGAAGAAATTATTGCCTAACACAGAAGTAAAGACATATCAGGCTATGGCAAAGAGGATTGAGGGAGAATATGACCTTATTGTCGCCGATGAAATGCACCATTTGGGTTCTGATGTATGGGGGCAGAAGTTCATTGAGTATTTCATGCAGAATCCAGGGCAAAAGGTAATCGGTGCAACTGCCACTGAAATCCGTTACTTGGATAATTCAAGAGATATGGTAAAAGAATTGTTCGATGGAGTTGCGGTATACGGCGTGGATATAACAGGCGCAATCAATCAAGGTATTCTCCCTACATTCAAGTATGTTTCTGCTTACTATGGCACAGAGGAAGATTACAACGAATACCGTGAGAAATGTGGCAGAATCGCAGACAAGGAACAGTCAGAAGAACTTAGCAGACGATTGGAATTGTGTATACAGAACCAAATCAGCATTAAAGAGGCTATGCACGAAAATCTGAATACGAAAGACCATAAGATTATCGTGTTTCTCAATGGTATTTGTGAAATTGAGCAGGCAGTTAAAATGTTTCATGATATATTTCCGAACTGCGAGTGCAATTATGTTTCTTCAAAAGAGAGTACAAAGGCGAATGACGAGGCTATAACGAAGTATCAGACCTCAGACGCGCATATTTCTATCTTATTTGCGATTGATATGCTGAATGAGGGCGTACATATTGGCGGAACTGATTGCGTGGTTATGTTTAGAAATACTATCAGTCCTCAGATTTATTTTCAGCAATTAGGCAGGGCATTGTCCGCAAAAGTCAGTTATGAACCTATTGTATTTGATTTTGCGTGCAATAGCTCAAGCATAGCAAAAATCGAAAAACATGAGGATGCAATCTCCGATGTTATTACAAGAATTAACGGTGTGATTTCGGATAAGAAACGGAAGATTATAATTCAATCCTATGTAGCGGATTTAGAAAGTATCTTGCAAGATATTTCCGACAGATTGACTAATTGTCTTACGGAATATGAAAAAGAGTATATACAAATCCATACAGAAATGTCATGTGCAAAATTGGCTAAAGACTTAAACAGACCTTACAGTACAATATACAATTACGCAAAGAGGGAGAACATAATGCTTGCAGATGATAGAAAATGGTTTTCGGAAGATGAAGATAATTATTTGAGAGAGAACGCAGGTAAAAAAAGACTGCATGAACTCGCAAAAGATATGGATAGAGAAGAAAACTCTATCAAATGCCGTTGTGAATATCTGGGCATTCTATATAAAAAATGTGGTGCGAAAGAGGAACACCTTGAATATGTGAAAAACAATACTGACAAAACGGCAAGGCAAATCGCAACTGTTCTAGGTATAGAAATAAGCCGTGTATATGCCTATGCAAAAAAATTAGGTTTACATCTAAAAAAAACACCGCAAAACGAGTGGACTGAAACAGAAGATGAATATTTGAGAAAAAACGCATTTTCTAAGACAAATACAGAGATTGGAAAGGCACTTGGCAGGTCCGAATATGCAGTGCAAACAAGAATGAATAGAATAGGTATCAGGAAAAGGGGTGGCCATGACAGACGATATAAAACAAGCCCTACAACTCAGCCTTTGGATATTAAAACAGACTTGCATTGATTGTGGTGTAAGCATAGCGGTAAATAAGGAGACCGGAGCACTTAATTTCTTTGATACAAAAAAGTATCTGGAAGAAAACAAGTTCGATGGCTTCAAGGTAGAAATACAAGATTTGGTTAGATAGGAAAAGAATTATAGGAGAGGAATCATGAGAAAATTATGTAATTTGTGGCTTAAACATAAGACAAAGAACTTCACAAAGATACCACTATTCACTATGGTATTCAATTATCAGAAATTCAAAGAGAGTGGGAAGGATAAGAGCTGTGTCATGTATGTAATCCACCCGGATATTGCAAAAGACGAATTTCTAAAAGGAAAACTGCAGGAGTGCGTTGATTACATCCGGGACAATTATGATATGGAGAGGTTTACAGAGATATGAGCGAAGCTGAATTTATGGAAGATGGATCAGATTATTATGCCGCCTATAACGATGATTGCGATGGCGATTGCATGAATTGTACTTACAGAATGGAGTGCGAGGATAGCCCGTATATAGGCGGAGGTTCACTGTAAAGCAGAAGGAGGGTGCCGATGGATAGAACGAAATATGATAAATGCAATGCTCTGATAAGACAGGTTGATGGTATTAGTGATAGCGCTAAGGCCCTCTTGGATTCCATGGACGCATATAACCGGGACACAAACGGAAAAGCCGAATTTGTCATTTACGCAGGAGGCGAAAGTACAAAAACAATACTAACTGATAGTGAAGCCAATAAAGTGGCAGCACTAATCCTTGAGGCGTATAAAGAAAATATATCCAAAACGAGAAAAGATTTAGATGATACTTTGAGCAGCCTATATTCTGATCTCGACTACGATGCCGAATTTTCATTATTGAATAAATAAAATGTCGGTTTGAGAAACATTGGAGGAATATGTAGTGTATTCCTCCATGTTTTATTATAAAATGAGGGTGTCTAGGTATGGGCGTTGGTGGAATTATCCTTCTCGGAATAGAGCGGTACGCTATTACCGCTCTTTCAAGCCCGGATAGCTCAACTGGTAGAGCAACTGCCCTGTAAGCAGTAGGTTGTGGGTTCGACTCCCACTCTTGGCTTTGGTTTTCATTTTCGTAATACAATCCTCCATAAAGGCGGCGCGAGCCGCCGATATAGTGCGGTGGCGCAGCCCGGTAGCGCATCTGCCTGATACGCAGAGGGTCATAGGTTCAAATCCTATTCGCACTACTAACAATGAAAGGAGTAGGCATGGCGGAAACAGAAAATGTGTACTGCCCGATATGTAAGGCAAAGGTAAATCGTGAGAAATTGCTATTTAAGAAAACCCCGCAGTCAAAAGGAATCATTTACATATACTGCCGTGGCTGCAAAGAAGAAATAAAAGTGAATTTAGATAAAAGATAAAGAGCCTGTGAGCCGGTTGAGTAGATACTCGATCGGTTCTTTTTTATTTGAGGAAAGGAGGACAGCTTCATGTATGCGAGCAACCGCCCGACACTCGGCAGAAGAATGTTAATGACTGACGAGAAAGAGATTACAAAAGAAAACATTGTATCGGTTGTATCTAAGGCGTTCATGGAACACCAGGAAAACGTGCAGGAAGAAATGTACCTCTTTGAGTATGAAAAAGGCAATCAGCCTATTCTTAGCCGTGAAAAGAAGATTAGGCCGGACTTAAATGCCACTGTGGTAGAGAATAACGCCTCGAAGATCGTAGATGTACATTTAGGCTATTGCTTTTCAAATCCTATTACATTTGTGCAGAGGGCAAAGGTAGAACCTACTCAGAAACAGAAAAAATCCTTATTCGGTTTCTTGAAAAAGGACACCGAGGAAGAAAACGTAGATGATCTGAAAATCGCAATGCTTAACAAAATGATGCAGGAACAGAGTAAGAGTGCCAAAGATATTGCACTCGGAAGAAATCTGTTTATCTGCGGAGTAGGCTATCAGATGGTGTTACCGAGCCGGAACAAGAACCGTTTTTCTCCATTTGAGTTAATGGTTCCGAGTCCCCTCACAACCTTTGTGGTTTACTCGAATGACGCATATAGGGAGCCAGTATTAGGTTGTACCTACTTCATACATGACGATGGGACAATTACCCTTACGGCTTATTCAAAATATTACTGCTTTACCATTGAGCACGATATAAGCACAACGGAATATCGACTGAAAGAGAATATCGCAGTAAATCCATTGAAGAAAATCCCGATTGTGGAATTTTATCTGAATGACCGCATGGGTATCTTTGAAAAGGTTATCCCGTTAATGGACGCTATGAATCTGGTTGATTCTGACCGGATCAATGATATTTTGCAGCACGTTCAGAGCTTGCTATGGATGCACAACTGCCAAGTCAATGAGGAAGGGAAGAAAAACCTCGTGGATGGCGATGGCGTAATAATGACGAAATCCACCGGGGACGGCAAGGAAGCAAAGATAACCTACCTCAATCAGACATTGAACGAGACCGAGGTACAGAAACTTGTCGATCACTTAAATTCCCAGATGGAACAGATAACCTCAACACCATCATGGCAAGAAGCGAGCGGCGGTTCCACGACAGGCGCTATGCAGTTATCAAACGGTTGGCAATGCCTGGAGATTTCCGCAAAAACAGTAGAACAGCTCTTTACTGAGCCGGAAATGCAGATCATAGACCTCTCAGTAGAGATTCTGAAAGCAGACCCCAGACCGTATGACGGCCTTAAAGATATTGAGACGGCGGATATAGAAATTCGATTCTGTCGGACAAAAACTTATGATTTGGTATCTAAGACAAATTCCCTTGTGGCATTACTCAATGCCGGGGTAGATGGTCTTACCTCATTCAATACTGTTGGACTGTTTACTGATCCTCAGCAAGCATGGGTTGACAGCAAGAAAATTATTGAGGGTATGCAGAAGAAACTTGCCTCAAAGGAGGAATCTCAGACCAAGCAGCCAAACCCGAACGCTTACAAAGACGAAGAAGGGAATGGCGGGGAGAACAATAAGCAAAAAGATAAGACAGAGGAATCCAAGCAACCAAGCAAGGTTGCAATGGTTGAAGAATAGGCGGTGTGTATATGTATGATCCGGTAGAATACTTTGACGAAATGAACATCCTCAAAGAAGATAAAGAACGCCGGATTAAGACCGCAAAAGAGCTAATCAAAATTATGGCGCGGTTCTTTGAGGCACAGCTTCTTGACTTAATTTCGGGTGTCTACCATTTCGATAAGTCAAAGCAAGAATATGAGAATGAGCTTATGGATATTTACTTTGCCTTGCTGCCGGAATATCAGTACGAAACGGCAGTAAGGGAAAAAGCATATAGATTCGCTCAATATGTAGAGGATGCGACTGAAAGAGCAGTTACAAAGGCCAAGGGCAATGAGGATTACACTATGTCTCGCATGACCGGCGGCAAAATGAAAAAGGAAGATGTGCCGGAGAGTGTTCTTAGAATGTTCTCTGATGATAGAGCTACAAAGATAGCACTTAATGAAACGAATTGGATTTACAACTGGTTAAACCATCAGATAATTGCAGAAACCCAAGAAACACATACGTGGGTAAGCATGAGGGATGAATATGTGCGCGTCAACCATTGGTACGCTGACGGGCAGACGGTCCCGGTTAATGAGCCTTTTATCGTAGGCGGGTACAAAATGATGTTTCCGCTTGACGATAGTTTAGGAGCACCGATAGACGAAATCATCAACTGTCGATGCGTTGAATTATAACATAGGAGGTAAAAACCAATGGCATGTGCTAAGAAATCCACATCCGCGAAGAAAGCGGACGACAAGAAGAAAATGGCAGCTTCCAAAAAGAGCGCCGCAAAGAAATCAACTGCCAAAAAGGCAGGAAAGAAGTGCTAACTGAATATAGTTAGAGCCAGTGAGCCGGATATGAGAAATCGTGTCCGGCTCATTTCTTTGGGATATAAGGGTTTCCCCTTTATATACAAGGCTAGAGAAAGCCTTTCAAATAACGCACTTACAACTACTGTTCTTGCAGAGACGCAAGTAAAAAAACGCACAAATTTACACGGAGAGAACCGTACAAACGCAGGAGGTCAATTATGGCAGAAGTAAACAACAACACAGCAACAGGTACACAGAATCAGCAGGCACAGCAGCCTCAGAATCAGAATCCGACACCGGCTACCCCGGCAACAGGCAGCCAGCAGCAGGCGCAGGAACCCCATGAGGATAATAACCCGGCAGAAGTAACGGTTGAAAGCCTTATGGCGCAGTTAGCACAGGCAAATGCGGCTAATGCGAAGCTGAAAGCTGATAATGACAAGCTCTGTACTTCCGAGGGAAATCTGCGCAAGCAGCTTAGAGCAAAGCAGACCGCAGAGGAACAGGAAGCAGAAGCCAAGGCAGAACAGCAGGCGCAGCATGAGGCATACGTTAAGGACCTTGAAAAGTTTAAGGCCGTAACGGAATCGTCAGAGCGCTACCTGAGCATGGGAATGGATAAGGATTTGGCAAGAGCAACTGCCACAGCCGAAGTGGAAGGGGCTATGGACACGGTTACTTCTAATCTCACGAAGTTCATGGCTGAGAGAGATAAGAAAAAGGATGAAGAAATCCGTGCTCAGTATATGGCACAGATGCCTTTACCTCAGTCCGGCAACGTGGGTCAGGTTGACTACACGGCACAGATAAAACAGGCAATGGATGCCGGAGATTCGCAGTCTGCGGCACTTGCAATATTACAACAGGCGGCAGCAAACAACAGCGCCACCTAATCTAAAGGAGGTAATGAATCATGGCAACAGCAACATCATTTGCTCTCCCTAATTTCAGCGGAATGTTGTTCGCTAAGGGACAGCAGGCAACACCTTTCTCTACTATGATTGGCGCAAGACCTCTTGTTACCAATCATGTAGAGTTTACTTGCGGACAGGAGTTTAATACAGAAACAGGCGAACAGCCTAAGATTTCTGAGAACGATTCCCTTACAGCTCCTACACCGGAAGTAGTAACCAGAAGTCAGCTTACCAATGTGACTCAGATTTTCCACAAGTCCGTATCTATCAGCTACGGAAAGCAGAGCAACATGGGTACTCTGCAGGGCATCAATGTAGCCGGTCAGCAGGCTAATCCTTTGGACGAACTTGCTTTCCAGGTATCTCGGAGAATGGCAAAGATCGCCCAGGATATTGAGTACACGTTCCTGAATGGTAAGTATGCAAAGGCAACTACCGATTCCGAAGCAAACCAGACCAGAGGACTTTTGACAGCAATCACGACTAACGCGCTTGATCTTGCCGGAAAACCTCTTACTTATTGGCTTGTGGCAGAAGGATTAAAGAGCATCCATGAACAGGGCGCAAGAACAGACAATATCGTTCTCGGCGTAAATGCAACCACTCTGTTGCAGCTCAACCTTGATGCGCAGAAGAACAACCTGACTATCGTTCCTGATGGCAGAGATGTAAACGGTATTAAAATTCAGACAGTTGTAACCCCTCTTGGAACTGTGGGCGTAGCATTGCTTACCTCACTTCCTGCCGGAACTGCTACACTGTTTGATCCGACTATCATGGCTCCGGTTTACCAGATGGTTCCTGGCAAGGGCAATTTCTTCTTAGAGCAGCTTGCTAAGACCGGCGCGGGCGAAACCTACCAGATTTTCGGACAGGCCGGTTTGGATCACGGTCCTGAATGGATGAGCGCTAAGTTCACAAACATTTCTACGGATTTGCCGAGTGAACTGACTGCTGTTAGCACTGGCGCTTAATAACGGAGGTGTTAATTATGGCAAAGTATGAAGTAATCAAATACTTCACAGATTTGCAGGACAATAGCCATCCTTACAATGTCGGGGATATTTTTCCCCGACAGGGCAAGGCAGTTACAGAGGCGCGGATTGCGGAACTGTCAGGGAGCAATAACAAACAGCACACTCCTTTGATAAAGGAAGTTGCTGAGTCTGTGGCACCCGATCAGGTAGCACCGCAGCCTATTCAGGACGAAGCAACAACTATTCCCGAATTGCCTCAGACAGAATCAGAAGCCGGGAAGAAGTATAGCAAAGCAGACCTCGAAGGTATGAAAGTACCGCAGATCAGAGAGCTTGCAAAAACCCTTGGCTTTAAGATCAGTTCAATGAGCAAGGAAGATATTATTGCTGAGTTCCTGGAAAACCAGCCCTAAAGGAGTGAGGACAGATGGACGCAAATGTGTTGAAGGTAATTCTCGATGATGAAACTCTCACAGATAGCCAAATCGCCGTCCTCCTTACAAAAGCTCAAAAGCAGGCAGCAAATCATCATTTCTGGGCCGACTTTGATAATCCGACTGAGGAAGAACTGGAGCGGTTCTATAACCGTTATGAGTTTGAAATCTATGATCTGGCAAAAGCTATCAATTCGGACGATGCCCGAGACGGTTTGGTATCACATACCGAACTCGGCGTAAGTCGTAATTGGGGGCAGACCGGAAAGAAAGATATTGAAGTGGCTCTATCGAAGATACCGCCTAAGACTTATGTGAATTAAGGAGGCTGCCGATGGCTCTGAGACTTAAAGACTTAAAAGAAAACCAAGTACCTTTCTGGTATCAGACATACATCGGACAGGTGGATGAAGTGGATGCAGACGGCAATCTCACCGGAGATACTGTTCCGAAATATTCAAATCCTGTCCGAGTATTGGCAAGAGTAAGCCCAAACTCAGGCAACGCGGAAGATTCGCCATTCGGAAAGAACATTGTGTATGACAAGTCGATTTCGACTGTTAAGCGACTCCCGATTGACGAATATACCAGACTTTTTATTGATGTTGAACCGGTTCTCAATGAGGATGGTTCTACCGATACGGAGCCGGATTATATCTGCGTTTGCCCCAAAAATGACTTGCATCAGAATTTATGGGCGATTCGGAAGATCAAGGGGGCGGAGAAGTGACAAAGAAAATTACTGTCAACCCGTTAGACCCAGACAGTATCAGAAATGCGATTAAAGAACTTCAAGAGGAAAAAGAGCGTATTCATAAGTGCGCCGAGAGCCTTGTAAGGCTGCTCACAAATCTGGGTTTGGAGAAAGCACGAGAACTGGTTCCGATTGATACCGGAGTAGCACAAGCCTCCATTATCGGCTATCTCGATGATGCCGAGGGAATTGGAATTATCCAGGCGGGAGGTTACTGCAAGTACATTGAGTTTGGAACAGGCGTTAAAGGTAGGGATAGCTCCCACCCAAGCGCCGAATATAAAGCAATTATGCAATGGGCTTATAATTCCGGGGCAACTATCTTTACTACCAAGGACGGTAGGGAGGGGTGGTATTACCCGGCAGATGATGGCACGTGGCGATTTACCGAAGGTATGCCGTCAAGGCCATTCATGTACGAAACAGCGCAGTATCTAAGGCGAGAAGCACACCGCATTGCAAAGGAGGTATTCAGTGGTTAAGGATAATACAAATCAATACTACACAGACCTCCTAAAACATTTGCAGACGGAATATGCCGGTTTGCAAGGGGGACAGGTTTATAAAGCAACACCGCCGTCATTCCCTTATATGTATTTCAAACAGATAGAGGGAAGCGGCGCACTGCCGACTCTCTCAAATACCGAGGAAGGGATCAATTTCGGATGCGAGATTAAGTTCTACTCCAATAAATCCGCTTCGGAAGTGCGAAATATCGCCAATACGGCGAGAGGATATATGGTAAGCGCCGGATTCCGGTGTACATACTTCTCCCCCATAGAGAATGTAAGCGATTCTTCTATCCAACAGTTCATTGCACGTTTCACGAAACTTGATACATGATTAACTCTACCGGCTAGGGTCGCTCCCAAAAAGCACAAGCCTAGTGCCTGCCGGTAGTTTTAATAATTAGGGCTTACCTCTTAGGCAAGGGAAAAATCAAGGAGGTAAAACGACATGGCAAAATGCACGAATGTAACATACATCATGCACAAGGGCAAAGATGAATCAGACTTTTCAAAGCTGATTGACATTACTGAGTACCCTGATCTTGGCGGCGAGAAAGAGAAGTTAGATGTAACCACTCTTTCCGACAGAAAGAAAAGAACAATCAACGGCATCGAAGATACCGGCGATTTGAACTTTAAGGCATGGTACGAAAAGGCAGATTACGAGAAGCTGCTTGCCATTCAGGATGCCGGAACCGTTGACACCTACCAGCTTTGGTTTGGCGAAAACGGAGAGGATGGTATCTGGGAGTGGGCCGGCGTAATGGCGGTTTATCCGAACAGCGGCAGCTCAAACAACGCAAGGGAAATGTCCTTCTCTATTACAGACGAGGGCGAAGAAGCTCTGCATTATGTTACTGCAGGAGCGTAACCAGTAAATAAACGGCAAGGGAAGTAAAAATTTCCCTTGCCGCATATAAGGACAGATTAACGAAAGGACGGTTAATAAGTATGATTTTACAGACAGCGAATGGACCTAAAGAGATTAAGGTAGCAGATTTGGATTTTACCAATCTGATGTGTGATTTGGAAGATCACGATGTAGATGTAATGGGGCTTCTGGACGATGATACCAGAGCCAGTATGAAGATATTCAAAACAATCCGGGCGATCATAGCAGTGCTTACCGAAACAAAAGATTTGACCGAAGCCGGAAAGATTTTATCTGAGCATTTGAAATATGGCGGCTCAATGGATGAAATCATGGGCGCTTTCACGGAGGCAATGAAAACCGCGGGTTTTGGAGAGACAGCCGAGGAAGAAGCACCGAAAGGGAAGAAGAAAGCAACCGCGGCAGAATAACCGAGGAAATAGATTTCAGTAAATATAAGAGTTTTACAGAAATTATCAATAAAGTCTGGCTCCCAAATGCACTGTTTTACGGAGTGTCTTATGAAACCTTTTGGGGATTGAACCCCAGGAAGTTGGAGCCGTTTCAGAAAAAAAGAGAGTTAGAAGTAAAGGAAAGGGCAATCGCGCTGGATAACCTGGCGTGGTCCGTAGGTTCGTATGTGCTTGATGCGATGGCAGTATTTTTATCCAAAACGCATCCAACATATCCAGAAGAACCGAGAAGCATGAACAGCACACCAAATGCACCAAAGGGAGAGAAAATGACCGATGGCGCACGATTCGCTGCCTTTGCCGCAGAACATAATAAGCAAATGAGACAGCGAAATAAGTAGCTGATTACATGGGGATAGGTTGACGAACCGAATAGCACAAGTCCGGTGCGTTCCCCATGTTTTCTATTTACGGACACAATACCACCCACGGACAGGGTTTGATGTGAGGTGGCAAGAAATGGCTGATAACAAAGTCGATAGCATTTTACTGGAAATCGAAGCCACCACTGACAAGGCAGACGGTGGTATTGATAAAGTTACAAAAAGTCTTACTTCCATGCTGAAAGCCACGGAAGGTATTGACAAAGATAAGCTGTCTACAATCACAAACTGCCTGAAAGAGTTTGCGAGCGTGGGAGAGCAATTAAAAAGCGCCGGGGCCGGAATGAGAGGTATCGTATCTTCCATTAAGTCAATGACAGATATTGATAGCTCCAAATTAAGGGATGTGGCCGATACCGTCGAAAAAATCGGCAACTCACTTGGCAACCTTGGCTCAAATAATAAGATCAGCATTAAGATTGATTCCACAGGCGTTAAGGAAACTGTGAAGTCTATGGAGAAGCTGCCGGCCATTATCAAGGATTCTTCAAATGTAAATGTGCGGCAGTGGAAACCACAGCAGTTTGATACATCTGGATTATCAAGCGCCGCAACTGTTTCGAGAGAGGTTCAATCTGCTATGTCTGGCGCAGCGCAGTCGGTAGAGAGATTATCCACAGCAGAGGATAAAGCGGCATCGAGCGGACGAAATGCAGCACAGGGGCAGCAGGCATTTAACAGTAGTCTTAATCAGACCAACGCAAGCAGCGCAAACGCTAAAATACAGTCTCTTATTTCACAGATCAATCAATACAAAGCCACTATCAAAGGAATGGAAAGCGGCAAAGTAATGTTTGATACTTCACAGTATGAAGAAGCTGTGAATGGATTACGTCAGGCTCAGGAACAGTTTAAGCAGTTCAAAGAGACAATAACAGAAACGCCTAAAACCATGGAGGATATTGCGAAGTCTATCGGCTCAATCGGAGATGCTGCACAGAAATGTGGACTTGGCACATTTTCTTCCATATTAAGCCATATTGCCGCTATTCTTCCGAACATCGAGATAGGTGGCATGGCAGCCAACGCCGGATTTCAGTCAATGGCTGCCGGACTGCAGGCAGTACAGGCGGCAATTCCAATCATCGGAATAATCCTTACTATTCTTACCACGATTATCAATCTGGTAAATCAAGCGGCAACAGCCGTAAAAAACGCCGTACAGAAAGTAATTGCCAACATTAAGAGCTTGGCAAATAAGATACGTTCTGCCGTACAGTCTATAATCAACAAATTTAAGGAACTCAAAAAGAAAGTCCGGGATAGCCTTGGATTTTCTGAAAAACAGGCTGGCAGCTTTGCGAAGAAATTGAGGTCTATCACGAGACTTTTTACTTTCATGCTCTTACGTTCTGCGTTTACACAGTTGTTTGAACTTGTGAAGAACGGATTTAACAACCTCGTTATTTTCTCAAAGAAGATAGGTTCAGAGTTCCATAAAAATGTCAATTTGCTTTATAACGACATTCGGCAATTAGGAAGTTCATTGGCAACCGCATTTGAACCTATCCTAAATGTGGTTACTCCTATTCTGGACTACCTCATTCAGAAACTCATTACCGCCACAAATGCTTTAGCACAGTTCTTTTCTGCGCTGACCGGTAAAAGTTTTTACACCAAGGCAATAAAACAGAACAAGGATTATGCAGAATCATTAAATGGCGCAGCAAAAGCAGCAAAGAACCTCACAACTGGAATAGACGAGTTAAACATTCTCGATGAAGGAAGTGGGGGAGGAAGCGGAGCAAACGATATTGACGGCAGCGGATTTGAAGAAAACCCCATTGCCGAAAAATACAAAAATATCGCCGACATGATTAAGGAAGCGTGGGAAGATGGAGATTTCTACGATATAGGGCGATTGTTAGGCGAAAAGCTCAAAGAAGCCCTTGAAAACATTCCATGGGCCGGCATAAAGAGGACACTCCGCAAGATAGCAAAGAGTATTGCAACATTTCTCAATGGATTCCTCGAAACTCCCGGGCTGTTTACAGTCATAGGAAAGACGATCGCCGAGGGCATCAATTCGGCTTTTGAGTTTGTTGATTCCTTTGTAGAAAATTTCCATTGGGACAGTCTCGGAATAGCTGTTACAGACGCAATCAAAGGCGCATTGGAAACACTCGATTGGCCTTTAATCTATGAAACGCTCAGAGGAATTGGCAAGGGAATAGCTGATTTCCTAAGCACAATGTTCCAGGACACAGAAACTTGGGGATTAGTAGGAACTTCATTTGCAAATGCCATCAACTCAGTAATATGGGGTGCGCAAGAGTTCGTTACAAACTTCGACTTTACAGCATTTGGGACAGCGGTTGCGACCGGAATAGGAAATGCACTCACAGGTATTAGTTGGGTTGGAATTGGCTATACACTCAGCACGGGCATAAACGGAGCATTCCAGGCGTTATACGCATTTGCAGAAACATTCCCTTGGACCGAACTCGCACTTAAAGTCGCAATGGGTATCAACTCAGCCCTTGGAAATCTTGATTGGACCACTATTAAGAATGGAGTCACATCATTTGCCAAAGGTTTAGGTTCCAATCTGAATTTGGCAATTACTCAGATAGATTGGAAAACAGTAGGAAGAACCATTGGTAATTGTATAAATACTTTATTCAGCGGCATTGGAACATTCCTCGCAGAGATCGACTTTGAGAAGATAGGTAATGACATTGCCTCGGCAATCAATACTGCGGTCAAAACAATCGACTGGAAAGAAGCTGGCGGCACGATTAACTCACTTATAACAGGCGTATGCACCTTGATAAATACTCTGATCGATGAAGTGGACTGGTACAGTCTTTTGGGCGGAGTCGCACAGGCAATGTCGGAGGTAGATTGGGACACACTTCTGGCTACTGTATTCAAGGTATTTGCCGCAAAGTGGACTTTTAAGAATATGTTCAAACTGGTGTCTTGGTCTACCATATTCAACCAGTTAAAGACCAGTATTGTAGAGGGAATATCCGGCGTATTCAATTCCGGTAACGATGATGGAGAGATCAATACCATTGGAGAGAATATCGTAGGCGGATTGCTTAACGGAATTGCAAGCGCTTGTCTGCCTGCTCCTTTGAAAACCGCCCTTGACTGTTTCAACATGGTAACAACTATTGTTAAGCAGTTATTCGGAATCCATTCTCCATCAACGGTATTTGCGGAAATCGGCCAAAACATTGTAGCCGGGCTTACCGGAGGAATATCAGAGAAGTTTACCGAGTGCAAGAATAAGATCACTGAATGGGCCGGAAATATTAAGGAGTGGTTTAGCGGAGTAAGTTTTGGAGGAATCTGCAAATCCACATGGGAGAAATATGGCAGTGATATTATCGCAAGTTTTAAGGACAAAATCGGAAACACATACACCACTGTTAAGGGAAACATAACAACATGGGCTTCCAGTGTTAAGGAATGGTTCAATAGTTCGTCCTTTGGTGGAGTGAATGGAACCACATGGTCTACCTATGCTTCCAATGTTATTTCTGGTTTTAAGGACAAGATTGGAAACGCATACACGACCACAAAGAGCAGCATTACAACGTGGGCCAGCAATCTCAAAGAGTGGTTCAGTGGTTCATCCCACGGCGGAATAAATTCGACTACATGGACCACATATGCAAGCAATGTACTCAGTGGATTTAAGACAAAGATTACAAATTCTTACACGACCACAAAGAGCAGCATTACAACATGGGCTTCCAGTGTTAAGTCGTGGTTTACTGATACTTGTTCATACAGCAAATTCTATGACATTGCATCAGATGTTATCAGTGGATTTAAGAATGGTATTGGAGCATTATATACCACTTGTAAAAACAACATCGAATCATGGGGCAGCAGTATTATCTCATGGTTCAAAGATAAGCTGGATATAAATTCTCCGTCTAAAGTGTTCAGGCAGATGGGCGCGTATTCTGTTGAGGGATATAATGCCGGAATCGAAGCGGAAGGGAAGAAAACCAAAGCCACAATGGCAACGTGGGCCGATTCCTTTACCGATATGAGCGTTGGAACACGGTTAAGAATCAACGACAGTGCATTGAAAGACTATCAGACCAACTACGGCAGTGATTTCACAAATGAAGCCATTGTACAGCGTGTAACAAGAGAGGTATCAACAAATGGCGCGGTTCAGGCAACGCTCACTTCTGGCGGCGGTTTGAAAGAAGCAATAAAAGAAGCACTGAATGAGCTTGGAATTACATCTGGCGTAACTGATATTTCAAGAAATACAAAGGTTCAGGCAGATAAGAAGGAACAGACTGTAATTGAAATAGGCGGAAGAACAATCACAGATACAGTAACAAAACAGGCGGAACGCAATGGCTTCCGCTTCCAGCCAACGTAAGGAGGGGTGTGGAATGGCTTATATATCAGTAAATGGGTACGACTTTCCGCCCCCGAAGCGTGGCGCTAAACCTACGGTGTCTACTATGGTAGATGCCGGTAGGAACGCCAACGGAACTGTGGTAGGGCAAAAGGTAGGCAGAGATCAACACAAACTCGATTCTCTCGAATGGCCGTGGCTTATGGCTGATGAATGGAGCCGTATGCTGCAAGCACTGAGTGGATTTTTTGTATATGTCACATTTCCAGATATGGTTACGAACAAAAAGATAACCATAAAAATGTACCCAGGAGATAGAACGGCAGAACCTTATTGGATGGATGCAGACGGAAACCCCATAACGTATCAGCATTGTAAGGTAAACCTGATTGATTGCGGAGAGTGATGATTTATGCAAAATGTTTCAAATGAATACAAAAAAAGCATGAAAAATCTGTTGCGCGAACGCTCATACATGATGGTTTCATTCGGTCTGGTAAATCAGGAGGCGCAGGCAAACGCAAAGGTAGCCGGGGACGATTTCACTTACTATTCAAGTAAAAACATTTTCGGCAAAAGCACAGACGAGATCATATATGCAACCTTTGAACAGGATTTTACTAAAGTGGACGGGTCCATGTATTTTCTGCCGCGCCCGACACAGAATTACGCATATTACGAAACCGGACTTATCGGAAACCCGCTTGTTGGGGAAGAAGGTTATACGCTTTTAATCAATCTGAATATATCGGCCACTGACATAAAAGGAATATCCGTGGATTTCGGAGAAATATACCCGGTAGATTTCGATGTCATAACCGAAAGCGGACAGCTTTTTGAAATCCGGGGGAACGATACCGGAGAATGGAACACCCAGGAAGTCCTTGAAAATACCACATTCATAAAGTTTGTGTTTTATAAAATGAAAAACGACTATACGAGGCTCAGAATTTATTCCATACAGATGGGATTCGGTCTTGTATATGACAACAAGGATATTCTGGATTCCTCTTTAGAGACCTACATATCCCCAATCTCTGAAAATGTTTCTCAGATTGATTTCTATGTGAAGTTGCAGAACTACAATCAGTATTTCAATGTTGATAATCCGAAGTCGGCGATCAACTTCCTTGAAACCGGACAGGAAATGGAGATTTTCTATGGTTATCAACTGCCATCATCAGGGGAGATCGAGTGGGTTAAAGGTGGAAAGTTGCTATGTAGCGCATGGGAAAGCGATGATTATTCAGCAACGATAAGATGCGAAGATATGCTCGGCACAATGGACGGAGAATACTATAAGGGCGTATATAGACCAGAGGGCATAAGTCTCTACGATCTTGCAGAGCTGGTATTCATAGATGCCGGTGTTGAGTCATATTACATTGATCCATACCTCAAAAAGATTATAACAAAGAACCCACTTCCGAGAGTAAAGCACAAAGAAGCATTGCAGATTATCGCAAATGCCGGAAGATGTGTTTTCAGTCAGAATAGAGATGGAATACCTCAGATAAAATCATCTTTCTTACCCGAGATAACGGTTGGGTGTAATGGAGAGGCAGAGTATTCCAACATAGGGAACATCAAAAGCCCTGTGGAAAAAGACGAATACGCCGCATATTCACAGGACTATACCAGAGTGGATCAGCACCATTATTTTCTTCCGAAAAATCTATCAGAAGCAGATTTGTACACCGGTTATGTTTCTGAGTGTCAGTCCGCGGAAGATTGCACGTTTGAAACAAATCCGATCATTACTATCACGCAAGAGTCCGTATGCACATATTACGGTTTCAGGATAGATTTCGGATCGGCACTGCCCGGAGAATTTCTGGTGCGAACATACAATAACGGAGCCCCTGTACAGAACATGGTCGTTACCGCAGATAAAATCACAGACAGTACGATTATCCATGAGCAGTTCGATGATTTCGATGTAATGGAGATAGAGTTTACAAAGACTGCCAATCCATTCAACAGAATCATCGTGAACTATTTTACGTTCGGAGATATTGCAGATTTCACAATGGAAAGATTGGATATGACCGCATCTCCGAAAGCCATAAAACAGGAGCTTGTCAAGAGGATTGATGTTGCCTGCTACAGTTACAATGCCTCTGCCACAACAGAAACATTGGTAAGTGATGATATAGAGGTCACGGCGGGACAGACTGCGGTTTATTACATGGGAGAAGCTGTTTACAACTACTCTGCGAAGTTCCTTGATTCGGCATCGAATGTAGAAATCCTGTCCTCTGGAGCTTACTATGTGGAAATACGTTTCAAAGCGTCCGGCAAAGGGCAGATTGAAATTCTTGGAAACAGATATAACATCGTGCAGCAGACAGCCACAAGGGTACTCAATAATCGAGGCAAGACAATACCATGGCAGAATCCTTTAATAAGCGATATGGAAGTAGCACAGGATTTGGCAAATTGGCTCGGAGATTACTATGATGCGGAAATCGAATATGAATACCCGACAAGAGGAAATCCAGAGATAGATGCAAACGACATTGTATATCAGGAAAATCCTTATCGCCCTGGTCTTAAAGTCAACATTTATAGGCACACAATAAAGTTTGCGCAATCATTATCCGGCAAAGTTGTAGCGCGCCGATCCATAGAGACGCGCCCCGATAAGCGATAGGAGGTGGCGGAATGAGTGAAACATACACATGGATTGAACCTAAAATAGATTGGTACGGCTATACGGATGGAAATGGCGTGTATTTTGGGGATCGCTTTAATTCGGAAGATTATAACCGAATTAAGAATAATCTCAATTATTTGCACCATATAGCCCAGACCATTTACCCGGACTTTGCAATATCAGACATGGGCCAAGACAAAGGGAAAAGCGAATATCCGTATGCAGATGAAATCAACGCGATAGAAAACAATCTGGAAATTATCTCACAGAATACCGTGGGAATTGATTTTGGCGATCCGAGAACCTATTCGCCACAAGGAAAGATATTCGATTATACCGAACTCAACAGAATCGAAAGTGCAACATTGAGCTTATACAACAAGCTCATTAACCAATATGATGGGCGCAGAATGTTTCAGTTTCTACTTGGGACGAATGGAGGTATTTAATTATGGCATGGGAATTACTGAGAACAGATTATAAGGATGCGGTCTGGGACGGGCTTAAAAAGTACACTGAGATCAAGAACTCAGACGGCACAATCTCGCTGAGAGATGTAACGACATACTCCGTGTACGAAGAAGCGTTTTTTGGAGCGAAGGATGCAAATAAAATCAATACTGCTGTCAATGCCATCTTAGCAGCATTGGAACAGGGTACAGATTTGTACGAAGTATTTACTCAATTCTTCGATACACAAAAGACTGAGTTCGAGAAGAACGCAGACAGTACATTGAGTGGTCTCGAAGATTATGTTGCGACACTGGAAGAAGAAGCAGATAAGGTTATCAGCCAGATCAAAACCGATTACGGAGCAGATTTGGATGATTTCGAGAAAATGCAAGAAGCGCTGTTTTCACAGTGGTTTGCAATGATGAAAGATCAGCTTTCAAAGGATGCTGCCGGAAGCCTGCAGTTGCAGATTGAAAGCCTGGCAGAGAAAGAGTTTCGTCATTACATGGGACTTGTTAATCAGACCACGGAGTTTCTGCCGGATAAAAGCATTGTTCAGGAAAGCGATGAAGCTGTGATTACCACAGTAAACGGTTACGATGAATCTGGAAATAAAACGATTACTCAGACAGTCACAGTCAAAGCCGATTCGTCCAAGTATATCAAGACAACAACTATCATTCCGGCAACAGAGACAGAAAACAAACGGATAGTAGAAAAGTACGAAGTCTCTGGATTGGCAGCGTACACTTACTCAGACGATAGTAATACCGGTGCTTAGGCGCAATGCTTAATCATAAAACGTTAATCCGAACAGGAGGTAAAGAAATGGCAATTAAGACTGCAAAGAAAAAGGAGGTATTTACTTAATGAGTGATTATGCACAGGCAACATACATTGTTGACGAGGTACTTTCTGGAATAGAATCCATGGGAGATTCGCACACAGGAATCCCGCCATCAAACTTAAAGAGCCTTACAATTCAGCCGGGCGATGGATGCGCAAAGATCACATTCACAGAACCCGATGATACCGTCATAGACGATCAGTTGGTATGCACGGTTAAGGGCGTAGCGGTTGTGAGGAAACAAGGGGCCATGCCGGAGAACATAAAGGACGGAACAGTGGTCTTAGTAAATGAGGAACTTGGGAAATACGCAAAAACCCCTTATGTCGATTCTGGATTAGAGAACGACACGGAGTATTTTTACAGGTTTTTCATTTATTCGGATCACGGAGTATATAACTGCAATATTGCAAATGCGAAGTCCACTACCCCTAAAGCATATATCTTATACGGATTTAAGATCGACAAAAACGATAGCAACCCGGCAACCAGAGTCCATTACACAGATATGGCAGAAGGATTTACCCCGGCGCACATGGACTATTCGACAGGCAAGTTTGATTATGGTAGTTGGAATCCTGATGATGTTTTCTTCCTCCAGGACAACTATCCGGCGATGGTTGGCTATGACGGAGAAGAAAAGTACAAGCTCGATCCTGACGATTACACAAAGAAATTAGACGGCACAGCCTCCGATGTAAGTAATACTTCATTTGAGGGAAATGCGTGCTCAAAAATTCCAAGAGTGTGGATTAAGCAGTGGGAAGATGAAAACTACGAATATTGTCAGGTTTGCAACATCCAGTTAGACGAGACATTCAATGCGTATGCTCATACACGTGCCGATGGAAGTATTATGGATTACATTTGGCTTTCTTGCTTTGACGGCTCCCTTATAAGCAATAAAGTTCGTTCAATTAAGGGACAAACCACCATGAACACCCAGACAGGTACGAATGAGATTACCTACGCAAAGGCAAACGGAAGTCTCTGGTACACAAGAAGCTGGTCCCAGAGAAACCTTATCAATATGCTTTTGATTCTCATGGGATGCTCAGACGATTTCCAGACAACCTACGGAAACGGACATTACACAGGCGGTTCTCAGGCATCCAATCTGCTTAAAACCGGTACGTTATCAGACAAAGGAAGATTCTACGGAACAAACGGAACTGGCGTAGGTGTTAAGGTATTCCACATTGAGAACTGGTGGGGTAACGCTTGGGAAAGAATTGCCGGCCTGATGTATGTTGGCGGAAAGATTAAAACCAAAATGACTCCTGAGTACAACACGACCGGAGATGGTTACACAGATACCGGAGTGACTATGGGAGGAACAAGCGGAGGTTATTGCTCTGTTACCAAAATGACGGATCAGGGAAGATTACCGGTAACAATGTCGGGAAGCCAGACCACCTACACTTGCGATGGCGGTTGGTATAATGCCAGCCAAGTAGATTATGCGATTGTCGGCGGCCACTGCGACGCTGGTTTCCTTTGCGGCGGTTCGTGCGTGTCTCTGGCCAATCTTGTGTCCTATTCCTCCTGGGCCATCGGGGCTGCCCTTTCTTGTGAACAGCCTTTAGCGGCATAGCCGCATAGGGGGTCCGGGGGATTTCCCCCGCCATACTTAGACGAATATAGAAAATTTTAGGGGATTTGGTGTCCGCCCTGTGCCTTGCTTCGTGCGATTGTCGGCGGCAACTGCAACAATGGTTTCCTTTGCGGCGGTTCGTGCGTGAATCTGAACAATCTTGTGTCCAATTCCAACTGGAACATCGGGGCTGCCTAATTCTTATAAAATTGGAAGATTAACCAAGGACACCATTTTCCTACACCGCAGGCATTTGAAATAATGCTAACCAGTGGAAATTACGCCGGTAAAGGCACGGTTCAGTAAGCGGTCACCGCCCAGAAACCGTGAGGCAATAAGAAAGATATGAAAAGTTTTCGTGTCAATCAAGAAGATATGCTATCCCACGATAGCATTGAACGGTCCTTCCTGAAACCATCGAAAGGAAAGAGAAACAGGGCGGATGTGAAGAAAGTGCTTGATAATCTGGAGGACGAGATAAAGAAAGTCCAAGAGATGTTGTATAACGGAGAGTTCAAGCCGAGCAAGCATCCATCAGTCAAAATAAACGAGAGGAATTATCTTAAAGAACGTACAATAGTAAAACCCAATTTCAAATATGAGCAAGTGGTCCACCACGTTGTTGTTCAAGCAATCAGACCCGGCATAGAATCAGGAATGTATGATTACGTTCTCGGTTCAATTCCCGGCAGAGGACAGCACATGGGAGCGAAGCGGATAACAAAGTGGATTCGCACAGACCCCACCGCAACAAAGTACGTTTTGAAAATGGATATACGCCATTTCTTTGAATCGGTAGATCACGATATTTTGAAAGCATGGCTGACGAAAAAATTCAGAGACGAATATATTCTGGAGCTATTGTTTTTAATAATTGATGCGATAGAAATGGGGCTGCCTCTTGGTTTCTATACCTCACAATGGTTTGCGAATTTCCTTTTACAACCTTTAGACCATTACATAAAGGAAGTCCTACACATTGAGTACATGACTCGATACATGGACGATATAGTATGTTTCGGTCGCAATAAGAAAGAATTGCATAAAGTCAGAGAAGCAATCAGCAGTTACCTCGAAACAGAGCTGCATCTTAAACTCAAAGGGAATTGGCAGGTATTCAGGTTTGAATATGAAGTAGAAGAGTACGCCATCCAATGCGTACACCTGAATGAATTAGAGAACCTAGGGAAAGATTTGGAAAAGTTAAGAATTAGGTATAAGTCAAAAGTCCACAAAGGCCATAGAAAAATCTTCGTTAAGGTGGCTTCTGTAAAGACAAAGGCTAAGGCATTTGAAGATGTTGTTAATAAGTATCATGCAGAAATAAAAGTTGTTACCACGATACACGGCAGACCCCTCGATTATATGGGGTTCGAGTTCCATAGGAACAAAACGATTATGAGGGAGAGCATTATGCTCAGACTGAATAAAAAGGCAAGGCAGATTTCAAAGCAAGACAAAATCAATCCGAAAGATGCCGCTTCTCTCTTATCATCTATGGGATGGATATACCATACTGATACTTACGGAATGTATGAAGATCGGATAAAGCCGATTGTCGAAGTCAAGAAGTTGAAAAAGGTAGTAAGCAAAAACCAAAGGAGGTTGAACAAGGATGGAAATAAAGTGGATTGCAGTAGAAGGGACACAGGCAAAAAAGCCGGATGAAGTTGACGCAAAATCAAGTCCTTGCGTGGTTTATCTTCGTAGAAATATCACGCAGATCGAAAAAGAGTCCGGGGATCAGACGGTTCTCGTATGGAAGTATGAAGAAGCGAAACTCACACTGGCAGAATACGCAGAATACCAGAAAGAACTCGCTGCGTGCGGAAGTCTTTCGCAGAAAGAGTTAGTGGAAAACAATCTGGTGCTCATGGAAGCGATTGCAGATACGTTTGAACAACAGATGGCCCTCCAGGAAAACCAGTTAGTTATCATGGAAGCGATTGCCGATCTGTATGAGAGTATGCAGTGAGAAGGGAGGTAGGAAGATGGTAGATTTGTATGTAACCCTTATCAAAGCGGGGAGAAAAACGATCGAAGATGTACCGGAAAAGTACAGAGAAGCAGTGGAAAAAGCACTGGAGGCATGATAATGTTAAATATTTTATGGATTCTTATAACAAAAGGAGGAAATGAGACTATGGTAGATTTATATTGTGCTTTGATTATTGCGGGACGGAGAACAATCGACAAAGTTCCGGCAAGATACCGCGATGCTGTAATAGCTGAATTGGCAGCATTAGGTCTGGACGAGAACGGAAACGTTTTGGAATAGTCCAATAACACTTAGCTCACATATCTTTGCCAGTATAGTTTATGCTGTCGAAGATATGTGAACTAAATAAAGAGGGAGAAGTGGCGCATGGGACAATATGAAATTATTGACAGATTGTGTGAAGTGACAACTCTCCTATCTGAAATCGTCAGGAAGCAGGCAGAAGCCATTGCGCAATCCGACATTAGCGTTGAAGTAAAAAACGACTTAGAAAAAATGAGAACGGACGCAGATGAAAGGTTGGATGTAATAGAATACAGACTGCGTAAATTCAGGTAAGGAGCATAGAGAGATGGTTGAATTTATACTGAAATATTGGATTGAATTTCTTTTTGGATTGATAATCAGCGGCATGGGGGTAATTGGCAAAATTCTTTACAGCCAGTATCTTAAAAACAAGGCCATTGGAAAGGGCGTAGAAGCCCTTCTGAGAAACGGAATCGTCCAGACATACAATAAATGGTCTGAGAAAGGATATTGCCCTATATACGCCCGTGAGAACGCTATACGAATGTATGAACCATACCATACGTTAGGCGGCAATGATGTAGCAACAGATTTGATTGAGGATTTGAAGAAATTGCCTACCGAACCACCAAAGAAGAAAGGGGAAAGGAATGGAGAGGATGATAATTAGCGCGATTATTGGAATCGTTGTTGGATTTATCGCGGCTTGCGTTATCATTTATGCGATGCGCGTGAGAGAACATAAGAGGCGAAAAGAGAAGAAGAAAAAAGTGAGCCTCAACACTTACGCAAAAGTAGCCACAACGGCTGTGCTGATCCACGGCATGATCTTAACCTCATGTTCATACATCCTTGCAAGTATCGGCATGGACCCAGTAGTGGATGTGTCGAGTACAATCGTCAGAGAAATCGTAGCTCCGTTGGTAGTATATCTCGGAACCAATACGATTATGAACATCTTTGAAAAAAACAAACTCAGTTTTTCGATACCATTAAACAGCACCGTCATTACCAAGGACGGAACCACACATAGCTCCGCAGAAGATGGAGCAGAAGGATAGGAGGACAAACTATGTCAATGGAATTTTTATTTGTAGCACTGCTTGTAATTTCAGTTCTGACAAACCTTACAGTTGAGGGCATCAAAAAGATTTTGGATAAGAAGTCAGCAAATTATTCATCAAATGTGATGGCGGCGGTCACTTCCGTAGTCATTTCCATAGCGGTATCTGCAGGATATTTGATATGGACTGAAACGGCACTCAATGCACGAATCGCCGTGGAATTGATCGCACTTGCTTATCTCAGCTTCTTGGTTGCTACAAACGGATATGATAAAGTAATTCAGGCTATCAAGCAGATCAAAGACAATAGCAAATAATCCCATATTGAGTTAGAGCCAGTGAGCCGGGTGCTAAATTGCATCCGGCTCTTTTTCTGTAAGGAGGCGATGAATATGGCTTTGAAAGGCAATACCGCCCAGGAAAGGGCATGGAATTTCTTTATGAGCAAAGGGGTAGGGGAATACGGAACTGCCGGGATAATGGCAAGCATACGCGCCGAGAGTGCATTTAATCCATGCAATTTACAGAACAGCTATAACAAAAAGCTGAACATTTCGGATGAAGATTACACGAGGCTTGTCGATGGCAACAACTATCCGGGATTCGTGACTGATAAGGCCGGATATGGATATGCGCAGTGGACCTACTATACCAGAAAGCAGAATCTTCTCAATTATGCGAAACAGCAAGGGAAATCAATCGGAGATGAAGAAATGCAGTTGAACTTCATTTGGGTAGAACTTTCCGGCGCATATAAAGGAGTCCTCTCAAAACTGAAATCCGCAAAATCAACCAGAGAGGCATCAGATATTGTGCTGACCGGTTATGAAAAGCCGAATAATCAGGGCTTATCTGCCAAAGAAGAACGAGGCGGATATGCAGAGGAATATTATAAGCAATTTGCTATGAGTAAAGGAGGGAATACTATGAGCGTAATCGTAGGAAGTGCAAGAATAAACGAGAAAGGGACAACCACCGGAGGGGCAGCGGGAGATCAGACCAAAGGCGAAGTATCTACTCAGGCATGGTATCTTCATTCAAAAGGGTGGATAGTAATTCGTGCCAAGGACAAGGCAATCGCAGAAAAAATAGCCCAAAATATGCAAGCAATCTGTGATAACGATAATATTGGCTATTGCCAGAGCCATAGAGGTTCTTTAACCACGGCGGCGAAGCCTTTCGGATATGATGCGTCCAAAGTAACCACAAAAGTAGAAGTCGATTGTTCTGAGGCAGTAAGAAATTGCGTGCTTTATGCCGGAATCAACGTAGCCTCATTTACGACCGCAAATGAGAAAACCATGCTTAATGCGACTGGAAAATTTGACATTCTGACAACGGATCAATACTGCAAGTCCTCTGATTATCTCCAGAGAGGGGATATTTTAGTAACAAAAACCAAGGGGCATACGGTTGTTGCTTTGTCGAATGGGGCCAAGGTTTCCAACAGCACAACTCAGTCAACATCATCCACCCCGGCTGTTAAGGTGGAGGCAGCTAAGAGCAAATCAGCCTCATTGGCGGGCAGTTATAAAACAACTGCGAATCTGAATCTCCGGGCGGGAGCCGGAAAGAGCAAAACATCCATTACGATAATCCCGAAGGGAGAAACCGTAAAGTGCTATGGATATTATACAGATGTGAGCGGAACCAAGTGGCTTCTCGTAGCGTATAAGGGAATGACCGGTTTCTGTTCGAGTGCATATTTGAAAAAAGCATAGATTGGCGAAAGATGATAATGGTCTATGTTGATATGTGATGGTACTATACCTATAATATACAAATAACCTTGAAAACCGCATAAACACTGGAAACCTGTGCTACGGCTATGTTAGCACAGGGTGTGTGCTAAGAGATAAAAACGAACCCCGGAAATACTATGTTTCCGGGGTTTTATTGTGCGTATTTTTAGAGTTAGTGTTCGCTGATTTATGTAGATTTTTGATGGTAATATACACACAATATACAAGTAAGATACACGTAATATACAACTGAAAATTTATAATATACGCATAATATACACGGATTTTGGGGATGTTACCGAATATTTATGCAATAAAAAATAGGGGATTTCTCCCCTAAATTTTATTGACCTCTTCGATAAGCTGAGGTATTGTCTTGTGCGTATAGACACCCTTAGTAACATTATTCTTCATGCTGTGACCCATAATAAGTTTCAAACAGACTTCATTTGCCCCGGCGTTATCCATTAAAGAAGCAAACGTGTGGCGGCCGTCATGCGGCAAGTGTTTCATTTGCAACCTATTCATTACCGTGTTGAAATTCGCACTCACATAAGAACCGTAAGTGTAATGATTTCCATATTTGTTATTTACTAAAAATCTTTTGTTGGGATCATATCTGTTCTTGATAAGCGGAAGAATTTTATCGGCAATCGGAATTATCCTATCCGTTCCGGCTTCGGTTTTCATACCTCCTATCATATACTGTTCTTCGATGTGAACGTTATCCGTTGTGATTTCAAGCAGCTCAGTAGGGCGAAGCCCCGTATATATTGTTATGAGTATCAGATCGACATTGTTTATTACATAGAGATTCGCCCACAGGAGAGCAATTTCCTCGTCAGAATAACGGCTATGGATTTGTTCAACCGGTCCCGCCCACGAATAAACGAAGAACTGAGATAAATCCTTTTCAACATAGTTATTCATAAGGGCATATTTGTACATATTATTCAGGACTGTTCGGATATTTGATACAGTAGAATTTGATTTACAAGTCCACTTATTGATGCACTCCTGGACTTCATCGGTACGCAGCGCATTGAATTTCTTGTGGTGCAGATCGGCCAGATGATTAAATGCTATCTCATAGTTACGCCATGTGCTGCTTGATATTTTGTCCGGCAGACTCTTTCTATAATGTTTCCACTTATCATACATTTCTGCAAAGGTCGGCGTTTCCGAATATCTGATATGTTCCGGGACAACCTCCGCGTTATTCAATTCAGACAGATAAGAGTAGGCGTGCTCCTGCTTCGCAAAATACTCCAAATATTTGAATGTCTGTTTGTAAACGATACTGTACTCATATCCATCGGATTCCATGAGATTTTCGGCAAATTTTTTTGCGTTATCGGTTGACACGGCAGACCATATCTGTGATTGCCATTTCCACCTAAAATTGAACCGTTTGAAATCATACAGAATAGCATTTGATAACTCTCTCGGAGCATCAATTTCTATGTACTCTACAATTTCAGAAGTTCGGACAGCATAAGGCTTACGCCTCTTGCCTTTCAGTTTGATTACACTTCCATAACCATTCGGCAGACGCATAGTATCATCCTCCTTAAAAAAGGGCATAAAAATGCCCGGTATATTGTGTTTCTACCGGGAAGATGATATAATGTAGGGTGTTCAGACAAACATTATCGGACTTCCCGATGTGTTTATAGATACCGTCCCTGTTGGTAGCAGAGGCGGTTTTCTATTTCTAATATTTCTGCCGATTTTCGACTACTCTCCCAATGATTCGCACTGGTTTATTCTCAATTTCTTCATTTGAATAGAAGAACGGTTCGTATGCCCGGTTGAAAGGAATCAGGCTGATACCACTCGGATATTTTGCTAACTGCTTGCAAGTAGCACTATCTCCATTTACCAATACAATAACAAGATCTCCTGATTCGGCATACTCCTGTTTTCGCACGATTACCACATCCCCATCACATATACGAGGTTCCATGGAATCTCCTTTTATTTTTAAGGCGAAGAAATCGCCTGTGTGTGCAAGTTCTTCTGAGATTTCTTCATAATCAATTACTTCCTCGATAGCTTCGATTGGTATTCCGGCAGCGACATTTCCAAGAACCGGTATGCGGATTGCTTTCTTCACAATCTTAACTTCTGGTTTGTCATCAACGATCTTTATATTATCATCCAGATTACTAATAATCTCGTCAAATGTCATAAACATTCCTTTTGCTGCCTTGCGAATAGTTTCTACAGACGGTTTCGGCGGCTCCCCGGTTTTGGGATTTAAGTTATTTTCTAACTGAGATATATAGCCTTTGCTTAAATCACTCACTCTTGCAAATCTATCCATACTCATGTTGTTTTCTTCTCTATATGCTTTGATAATTTGCCCTAATGTCATACAAAAATCCTCCTTTTGATGTTTAGTCCATTATACATCGTAGAAACACAAAAGTCAATTTATTTGTAAATTCCGCTTGACATTCCTTGTTTAGTCGGCTATACTCTAATTGTTCAGTCAAACAAACATCGGACAATAGAAAGGGGGCGCAGTAATGGCGTATCGAATCAAGGAACTCAGAGAAAAGAAAAAACTTACCCAAGAGCAGTTGGCCCAGAAGTCTGGCGTAAGCAGAATGACGATAATTGCTCTTGAAAATAACGAAGAACATGAGGCTTTGGTTGGGACACTTAAATCTTTAGCAAACGCCTTAGAAGTACCTGTGAGTAAACTTTTTGCCTAAAAAGTTTAGTCGGACAAACAAAGAGAGGATATACACCAACGCACTTTGAAACAGTAAAACGAACAGACGAGGCGATGCAACAAAAATGCAAGAAGTAAGAGTATCAACAAAAAATGCTGCCCGTGAGCTACACATGGATGTATTGACACTCCGGGAAATGATGAAAAGGGAGAAACTTCCCATTGGATATGCCATTAAAAAGGACGGCAAAACGAAGTGGGGTTTCTATATATACAGACATTTATTGGACGAGCATAAGAGGTATTTAGGAATTGGTTAAGCGCCGAGAGGTTCTTAATAGACATTATGAAGGAAAGGAGAGCGCCATGAAAAGAGGGACAGTAAAGTGGTTTAACGCCGCTAAGGGCTACGGCTTTATTACTTGTGAGGATGGTTCGGAAATCTTTGTACATTACACCGCCTTAGCAATGGACGGGTTCAAAACTCTGGTAGAAGGTCAGGAAGTTGAATTTGAAATTGTAGACGGAAGCAAGGGATCACAGGCAAGTAACGTGACCGTAATACAGTAACGAAAGTGGGGCGGAATAGCCCCACCGAAAGGGAAAACATGAAACGCAAATTATCAATACTCCTTATTTCCGTTATGTTCTTCATTCCGGTAATAAGTACAAGCGCACAAACTAAAAACACCCCCCCTCGTAGCGATATTGAGGCATACACCGTTGAAATCGGAGAAAAGTACAATATCTGCCCGGAGCTTATTCAGGCAATAATCGAGAGGGAAAGCAGTTACGACCCATACGCCAAAAATGGAAATTGCATAGGGCTTATGCAAGTCAGCCAAAGGTGGCACGCCGACAGGATGGAAGAACTCGAAGTAACAAATTTGTATGATTCGTATTCCAATATTCTTGTTGGGACTGATTATCTGGCAGAACTCTTTGACGAAGCCATTCAAAGCGGCAGAGGGGATGATCTCTATTATGTCCTCATGCGTTATAATCTCAAAACCTCAACGGCAAATAGTCGGTGGGAAAGCGGAGATTATTCAGATTATGCGATTGAAGTATCTGAGAGGGCGGCAGAGTTGGAAGTAGAACACGGCAAATAGGCGTATTGAGGAAAGGAAACTGCTATATGAAGATTTCAAAAATCAAAATAAAAAGTCTTTTCGGTATCTCTCAATATGAGGCAGACGGGAAAAACGTAGAGCTTGCGGGCAAGAATGGAACCGGTAAAACTTCTGTAATTGACGCAATCCGTTATGCCCTCACAAATTCTTCTGATCGCGATTACATTATCAAGAATGGCGAAACAGAGGGAGAAATCTATATTGAGATGGATAACGGTCTTTCAATCGACAGAAAAGCAAGGGCAGCCATGACGGACTATAAATCAATAAAGCAGAATGGCAATGTCGTATCAAGCCCGGAGGCTTTTCTGAAAACGATTTTTACCCCATTACAACTTTCCCCTATGGAATTTATCTCAATGGATAAGAAAACGCAAAATGCGACCATTCTGGATATGATTCAGTATGATTGGAGTCTTGAAACAATCAAAGAATGGTTTGGCGAGATTCCAAGGGATGTGAACTATGAACAGAATATTTTGGCCGTACTGAATGATATTCAGGCAGAGAATGGTTATTACTTCATGCACAGACAGGATGTGAACCGCGACATTAAGGCGAAGAAAGCTGTTATTGCCGATATTGGTGCGGCACTGCCTATTGATTACGATGGAGAACGTTGGGAGAAAGAAAACCTTTCGGAACTCTACACGGAAATCGAGCAGATTCGTAAGGAGAATGAAACCATCGAAAAAGCTCAACGACTCAGAGACAGCCATGATGCAAAGATTCGAGGCTTTCAGGCAACCAAAGAAGTTGCACTGGCAGCTCTTGATCGGGAAATGGGTCAGGAAGAGAAGAACATTGAGAGTGAATTATCGTCTCTGCGTGAACGTATCAAAGCCTTGGAGGAAAAGAAAGCCGGCCTTACTGGTATAAAGGCAGACAAGACCAAGGTTATCGAGTCTGAATACGAAACCTCTGTTGCGAAATATGAGGCGGAACAGGCTTCTTACGCTGAATATGCAGACAAAGAGACAAAGCCGGTTGATGAATTACTGGCAAAGGCAAACGAAACAGAGAAGATGAAAGGGCATATCAATGAGTGGCGGCGTATGCTTTCTATCCAGAAAGAAGTTGAGGAACTGCAGGAAGAATCGAGAAGTCTTACAGAAAAGATTGAACTTGCGAGATCGCTTCCGGGAACCATTCTGGAAACCGCCCAAATTCCGATTGAGGGTCTTTCGGTTAAAGACGGAATACCTCTTATCAACGGATTGCCGGTAAGTAACCTTTCAGAAGGAGAGAAACTTGACCTTTGCATTGATGTAGCAATTCAGAATCCGGCAGGATTACAGATCATTCTCATAGACGGCACAGAAAAACTCTCAGAAGAAAACCGCAATCGTCTTTACGAGAAGTGCCGCGCCAAAGGATTGCAGTTTATCGCAACCAGAACAACGGATGATAACGATTTGACAGTTATCGAATTGTAGGAGGAATACACACTATGGCAGATAAAGATAATTTTGAAAAAGACTTCGATGCTCTTATGGCAGCAATGCTCCTGAAAAGTATTATCGGAGATAAGGCAGCCCCGGAACTTATCCATTCAAGGTAGAGGTAACAGTTGCTCCGACTTCAATATCATGCCACGTAGAGGGCAATAAGAGATTTCTCAAAGATATTGAGGGCGGAGAAGAATGGTTCAGAGAAACAAGCAGCCTCATTGAACCCATTATGAAAGAGCAGACAACCAAATTCTGTGAACTGGCAAAGAAGAAGTTCGGATTTGAAGTCGTGAAAACCGGCACACACCCGGACGCAGACGGATTTGCAGAGTTTATGAGAAGCCTTTTCGGGGGGGGCAAAACGATAACCCCTGATATGATAAATAGTCTGCCTGCCGTAGTGATGCGTGTCAGGCAGACACAAAATAAATAAGGAGGATATTTTATGGCAACACAGAACAAAGATTATCTTATGGCAGTGCATACCGAGCTTGGTGCAAGCCTTGATAAACAGGTGGCGGCACTGCCGGAGAAGTTCAACAAGCAGAGGTTTATGCAAAACTGTATGACGATTCTGCAGGACGGACAGGCTGATTTCTCAAAATGTGATGCAAAGACAGTCGTTAGAACACTTTTGAAGGGCGCGTTTCTTGGGCTGGATTTCTTCAACGGAGAATGTTACGCAATTCCGTATGGTACTTCCTGTCAGTTCCAGACGGATTACAAGGGCGAGATTAAGCTGTGTAAACGCTATTCAAGCAATCCTATTCAGGATATTTACGCAAAGGTTGTTCGTGAGGGAGATATTTTCGAGGAAGTCATCGAAAACGGTAAGCAGTATGTCAATTTCAAACCCAAGGCGTTCAACAACGGAGAAATAATCGGTGCGTTCGCAGTTGTTCTCTACAAAGATGGTTCTATGATGTACGACACCATGAGCAAAGAGGACATCGAACATACTCGGCAGACATTTTCCAAGGCAAAGGACAGTAAGGCGTGGAAAGAGTCATACGGAGAAATGTGCAAAAAGACAGTTCTTCGCCGCTTATGCAAACTGATCGACCTCAACTTTGATACAGCGGAGCAGTGCCAGGCGTTCGAGGACGGATCAGAGTTCGATGTAAAGGGCGACAAACCTAAAGAGAAATACCAAGCTCAGGATGTGTACCAGTCTCATGCTCAGAGTTCCCAAAGTGGTGTTGGAAATTGTGAGGATGCGATTGACGGAGAGTTCAGAGAAGTAACAGAGGGAAATGAGTAACCTTCTTGTACTTACCCCGGAGAATTACTATTCGCAAGAAGCCAATATGCAGTATGTATCAGCATCTCAGTATAAAGACTTTAACGGTACAACCGGAAAACTCGGATGCGAGGCTTATGCAATGGCAAAACTCCGGGGAGAAGTTGAGGAAGTAAACACCACAGCCCTCATGGTAGGCTCCTATGTGGACGCTCACTTTGAGGGTACACTTCCCACTTTTGCCGCACAGCACCCGGAAATCTTTTCTTCCAGAGGTAAAACAGCCGGAGAATTGAAATCCGAGTACAAACAGGCATCCATTATGATTGACCGCGCTGAGAGAGATCCTATATTCATGCAGTATATGGCCGGCGATAAACAGGTTATTATGACCGGCGAAATTGCTGGTGTACCGGTCAAAATCAAAATTGATAGTGTGGACGGCAGACGGCTTACAGACCTTAAAACTGTGAAAAGCATCTCAGAAACCTTTTATGCAAAGGACCTCGGACAGAGATTGAATTTCTGCGAGTGGTGGGGATATGACTTACAGGCTGCCATTTACAGAGAAGTCTACCGGCAGAACACCGGAGATTTACTTCCGTTTTATATATGCGCTATCAGCAAGGACAAAACGGATAACATACCACATCCGCGAATTAAAGTCATAGAAGTACCTCCTATGATGATGGACGAGAAATTGGTAGAGGTTCAGCAGAACATTGAGAAAATACAACGGATTAAGGATGGAGATATTGAACCCCTCCGTTGTGAAATCTGCGATTACTGCGCTGATACTGAGGTATTGGATGGACCGGTATCAATGGATCAGATAATGGGGGAAATCTAATGAGAGAGGAATGGAGACCTGTTGTCGGATATGAGGGCAGTTACGAAGTTAGTAATACCGGTAGGGTCAAAGCCCTCGCTAAATATCATGGGGTAATCTGGTTTGAGGAAATGATAATGCGTCCGCAACATGACAGATACGGGTACCTTGTTGTTGGTCTCCGTTCCCATGGAGTGCAAAAGACGATAAAAGTACACAGGATTGTTGCCGAGGCGTTCATTCCAAAGGTAGATGGGAAACCGCAAGTAAACCATATAGATGGAGATAAAACAAATAATTCTGTTGAAAATCTCGAATGGTGCAATTACGTGGAAAACATACAACACGCCATTAAGACAGGTTTACGAAACGACCAATACCAAAGCATTGCTTGTGTCCTAACAGATAAAAATACAGGCGAAGAATTACATTTTTCTTCACTGAAAGAGGGTTCGCTATTTCTTAATCATAAGAGACAGTATTTATGCAAGCAGAAGAAAAAGCATGGAAATAGTTTTGAAGTTGGAGGATATATAGTCAATGTTTGACAGCATTATTACAACAGACACAGAACATTGTTTGATATGTGGCAACCCCAATGTGGTTATGCACCACGCAATCAGCGGAACATCCGGCAGAAAGTTGGCAGATGAGGATAACCTTACAATTCCTCTCTGCCCCAAACATCATAATATGGATAGTAAGGAGTCGGTTCATCTCAATCCTACTATCGCAAAGTGGTGTAAAATGGTAGCTCAGTTTGCGTACATTCAAAATGAGGTATCGCATGGACTGACCGTGGAAGAAGCACGGAAGAAGTTCTTTGACAGATACAAAAAATTCTACATTTGAGAAAGGAAGTGAGAACAATGGCAAAGGAAAAAATGACACTTGCATCCATGTGTAGCGGAGGCGTTCAGGAGAGAATCGACCGCGCTTTGGCGAAAATCTCCGACAACATTCTCGATCTTAACACAGAAGCCAAGAAGAAAAGAACTCTTGATGTGAAGATTATCCTTACTCCGAATGAGGATGATAGGGAAGATGTTACTGTTGAGGTTCAGACTTCCGTTAAGTTGGCTCCTGAAATGGGTCTGAAAACGCAGTTGTTTATCAACAAGGACTTTAAGACCGGCGTTACAACCCTCACAGAACACGCCAAGGGAGCGATCAAAGGACAGCTTACGCTTGACGACTGTGGAATGTCTATGGACCCGCAGAGCGAAGAACCGCCTACGGCTGAGGAACTTGGGTGCGATCCTGAGACGGGAGAAGTTTTGGAAGAAGCACAGGCAGGCGGCGGTAAGGTTATCAGCCTGAGAGAAGCCGCAAACAATTAAGGAGGGCAATATGGAATTAAAAGAAACCGTGGATATGATGAATAGCGCTGATTACAAAGAACGCTTTAGAGCGGAATATTATCAGGTTGTTATTCGTTACCAGAAGTTATCTGCAATGCTTGAAAAGTGGGACAAAGGAGAACTTGATTTCACTCCTACCTGTCCGAGAAGCACTTACAATATGCAGATCAAAGCCATGACAGACTACATCGCTGTTTTGGAAGCGAGAGCCGTCATGGAAGGTGTCAATTTGGAGGAAATGTAAATGTTAAAAGCAGCGATTGAAAAGATTCTCTCCCTTAGCGAACCTCACATTGAGGATATTGAGGGGAGAAAGTATGTTGATAAGAATTTAATTCCTATTAACAAAGAACTCCGCGCTGAGGAAATTACCATGAACACCCTCAGCAGCTTAGTAGACTTTATCAAGAAGTCTGTGGCTGATTTTAAGCCCGGACACAAGTACATCATTCAGGTTGTATCTCCCACAGTAGTCCGTCTAATCTCAGATTTAGACGATGATCGCAAGAGAGAAACACTGGCAGAGGTTAAGGCAGAATTGCCGCAGTTTGAGTTCGGAGAGTTCATCGAAAATGAGAAATTCGTTATCAATGTTCAGGCGAAGTTTCTTGACGAGAAAGCGGAGCAGAACGATAAGGCAATCATTCTCCAGTTTGCCGGAAACGTTAAGGCCGGCACTGTTGCGGAATACGGCGATACCGGTGTAGGACAGAAAGCGGCAATCAAGAAGGGCGTTGCGTCCCTCCAGGAAGTAGAAGTGCCGAGTCCTTGCTACCTGATGCCGTTTAGAACCTTTACCGAGGTTGCACAGCCTATGAGCAGCTTCATTTTCAGAGTAAAGGACAATGATCGCTATGGCGTTACCTGTGCCTTATTTGAGGCAGATGGCGGCGCTTGGAAGAATGAGGCAAAGGCAAACATCAAGGCTTACCTTGAAAGCGAGCTGACGGATGTAGAGAACATTTTTGTAATCTCGTAGGAATGTAACTGTAAATAAGTTCTGCGCATAAACCTCCGAAGATTGGTCTCTAAGGAAAACATATCACGAAAAGCAGAATACACAGGCAGTTGCCTCCTATCACAAATCAGTTGAATGGCAATCAAAGGTTAAACTACCCCATTGGAGCCGTCAAAGTGGCGGCTCCACCATAAAAGAGGAAAGGAGGAATAGGTATGCACAAGGTTGTTATCAAAGGGAATTATTACGGAAGAACCAGAACATTTCCTGACTTGAACGATTACCTCCACGAGTGTGCAAAACACCCTCAAAAGGGCGCGAAAATGAAAAGGGACTACCAATTCATAGCGTGTAATGCTATCAGAACGCAGCTTCCTCGACTCAAAATAACAAACCCCATCATTATTCATTACCACTTCTATGAGCCGGATAAACAGCGCGACAAAGGCAATATTTTCTCGTTCGCTGATAAGGTTTTCCAGGATGCTTTGCAGAAATGTGGAGTCATTAAAAATGATGGGTGGAGTGAGATTGATAATTTCACGCATGAATTTTATGTAGATGCGAAAAATCCAAGGATTGAAATATACCTTGAAGAAATAGAGAGAGGGGCGTTCGATGGCTGATAAAAAATACTTCTGGCTCAAAATGCCCCGAAACTTCTTTGAAAAACACTATATTAAGATACTCAGGGCAAAGGACAATGGCGATCTTTTAGTCATGTTCTATATATGGATGCTTACAGAATCAATCGACCATGAGGGAAGGCTTCGTTATTCAGAAGATATTCCTTATGACGAGGAAATGTTGGCAGAGGCATCCGGTTTTGCGTTACAGATTGTTACACAAGCGTTACAGCAATTTTCAAAATTGCAATTAGTGATTACAGAAAGTGACGGAACGTTATTTTTACCCAAATCCCTGAAAATGATAGGGTCAGAATCCGCGTCCGCACAGAGGGTAAGGGAGTACAGAGAGAGGGAAAAAGGCAAGGCAAAAAGCTCTGAAACCCAAGAAAATACTGAAAGTAACGACAATGTAACAGAATGTAACACAGTTGTTCAAAAAAGTAACATAGAGAAAGAGATAGAGAAAGAGTTAGATATAGAGAATAAAAAAGGGGGAAAGAGGGAAACCACCCAAACTATCTTTGAACGACTTCTCCCTGAATACTCTATCTCTGATGTAATGGCTGATAAACTTCGCGAGTGGATTAAATATAAGACAGAGCGAAAAGAGGGGTATAAGGAACAGGGAATGAAATCCTTGTTAAAGCAGATTAACAATAAGGTTTCCGTCTACGGAGATACCGCTGTATGTAATCTGATTGATGAATGTATGTCGAATCAGTGGAAAGGTATAATCTGGGACAAACTGCAATCTACTCCCGGCTATCGGAACAGTGGGGATCGAATTGATAATAGGGTAAAGGATGTGGATAACTGGTAATGGAGAGAGAGGAATTTAAGATTTTAGTAAAGGCAATGAAAGCTGTATATGCACAGCCGACATTCATCCCAGACGCAGATGCTTTTAATGTTTGGTATGGACTTCTGCAGGACCTTTCTTACGAACAGGCAAATTTGGCAATTCAAAAATACATGGCAACAGAAAAGTTTCCGCCGACAATCGCAGATATTCGTACCAAAGCAACGGAAATTATCGCTCCGGCGGAGGAAAGCATGAGTGAGTTACAGGCATGGGCGCTTGTTCAAAAGGCAATCCGAAATTCCAATTATAACTCCGAGGAAGAATTTGAAAGGTTGCCGGAGGCGTGCAAGATTGCAGTAGGTACTCCGGCAAACCTTAGAGAGTGGGCGCTTATGGATTCAGACCAAGTGGCAACCGTTGAGCAATCACATTTCATCAGGAATTATAGGGCAGCGGTTCAAAGGATAAAGGACGATGCGAAACTGCCGGAGAAAATGAAACTTCTGATTGCGGATATGGGTAGAAAACACGCGGTAGAGATTGCAGAAAAATCTCCTCCAAAGATTGAGAGCACCAAAGAGGAAAAACCTCAAATTAACGCCAAATCAGAAATATCGCCGGAAATGAAGGAGAAAATTCAACAGCTTTATGAGAATTTAGGAAAGTAGGAGGAAAGGGTGTGCGCACATAATCCCGGGAACCTCTGAAAATCAATGAAAGAGCATCAGGAACTTTATCAGTGGTACAAGGAAATGGGGATATGTCCGCAGTGCGGAACGAATAAAGCCGCCCCAGGAAAAGTAAGATGTGAAGAATGTCTTGCTAAAAATGCAGAAAGCTCGCGTAAACAAAGAGAAAAGCAATCTCAACAGCAAACAGAGAGTATTCGCAGAGAACACCGAACATACATAAAAAAATTAAGGGAACAGCGAAAAGCGTCTGGACTTTGTATTTACTGCGGGAAGCCTCAAAGTATCAATTCTTCATGTATGTGTATTGATTGCAGAATCAAAAACCAAAGGAAGAATGAGAGACGCAAGGATGGAATGGATCGCTCCGAAAGACCTATGTATGGCAGATGTTATCGCTGCGGAATACATATCGAAAGTGGAAAATTATGCGAGAAATGCAAGGAAACAAGCATAAAGAATTTGGAGTATGCGAACGCTTCTGAAAAAACACTGGAGCGGAGAATATATATCAGGCAACAAAACAATGCAGTTTTCAGAAATAACTAAGAAAGGAGAAAACCAGTGGATCAGATTACAATGTTTGATTTGATGTACCCAACGTATAAAGTAAATTCCCCGGTTCGACTAATAGAATTATTTGCCGGAGTCGGAAGCCAGGCGATGGCTTTGAAAGTGTTGGGAGTGCCGTTTGAACATTATCTTATTTGCGAATGGGAAACACACGCGACAGCATCTTATAAGCAAATTCACATGGAAAACGATAATACGGATTATAGCGCAGGCCTGACGGACGAGCAGCTGATCGACATTCTCTCAAATTTGGGAATATCCGTAGATGGGAAAAATCCTCTTACAAGGAAACAGATCGCAAGCAATTCTTACGGAGAACTATGGCGCAGAGAGTGCTACAACAATATAAAATCCACACACAACCTCGTCAATATTATGGCCGCCAAAGGATCGGATTTAGGGATTGTTGAAACAGATAAGTTTACTTACATACTTACTTACTCATTCCCTTGTCAAGACTTATCGTTAGCCGGAAAGATGAAAGGAATGAAAAAAGGGTCTGGTACACGTTCCGGTTTGTTGTGGGAAGTCGAAAGGCTTCTGAATGAAACAGAAAGCCTCCCTCAAATACTTCTCATGGAGAATGTACCACAAGTAGTAAGCCCGGAAAACATAGATGATTTCCATAGTTGGTGCGACTTTTTGAGAGGAAAGGGATATAAGTGTTATACACAAATTCTCAACGCAAAGGATTACGGAGTGGCACAGAACCGGGAGCGTTGTTTTATGGTATCAATCCTCGGAGATTACAACTTTAAGTTTCCTCAGCCGATACCTCTTGATAAAACCATGAAAGATTATTTGGAGGATGAAGTTGACGAGAAGTATTACATTAACTCTGAAAAGGCACAGCAACTTATCAAAGACCTCCGGGAAAGCGGACAGTTAGATAAGGTGTCTAAGACGGTTCGGGGGGGGGGGCAGAGGCTCGATAGACAGGCATCATTGGGATGCGGTTCTGACGAATTAGATAGCCCGGATTCCCAATGAGCCGGCCTATAATAGTGGCTCATACGGGAACCGGTGGAGAAAGAGGACGCATAATGTCCCCTGATGGAATATCAATATCTCTATCAGCCACAGATTACAAGGACCCGCCAAAAGTATTAGTGGAGGACAGAATGGATGGCAGACAAGATTATTGTGATCGGCTCTCTGAACCCAGAAAAGGAAGTCCAGGACAGAGTCCGAGTTCTCTCGGGGGGGGTATTTGCCAAGCAATAAGGGCAACGGATTACAAAGACCCTCCGAAAGTGCTTGTGGAATATACGACCCCTACAACAAAGCACTCTACAAAATGATTTGCCCTACGTTGTTGGCGAGCGATTATAAGCACAACAAATATGTGGTAGAGGAAATGTAATATGGCAAATAAAATAAGCTGCATACAGTTAGGAAATATTGTGGCAGGAAAGAATTGGGACAACCCCCAAGCCGGGAGAGTGTATTCAGTAGATGGACTTGCACCAACTCTGAATACGTGCGGGGGGGGAATAGAGAACCAAAGATATTAGAAACCAAGGAAAGGAAGAAAGATATTGCAGACCGGAATAAAGAGGTTAGGCAATATTCTCCCCACTTCCACGAGAGACAATCCAAATCAGGGTAGGGTATATGATACCAAAGGGGTTGCTCCGGCGATTACGAGTGGGGGGGTACTGTACCTTGTATCATAGTCAATACCAGAGGAAAGGGAAATAATATTGCAAAATCAGGATAAAGATTTATGCAATATCCTCTCTGCAAACCAGTGCGGGGGGGGGTATTGGCACTCAAATAATAAACCGCATTGTCTGTGAAGAAAGATCAGACGAAGGAATACGATTTTTTAAGGATGGATGTTGCGGGACTTTAAGAACAATAGATGGATGTGGAGATAAAAGAGTGATTGAGAAAATAATTGTAGCTTCGAGGGGAAGAAACCCTACAAATCCCTCCGATAGAACTGCCGGAAGTCCTACGGAACAAAGGTTAGAACCGAACTCTGAGGGAATCTGCAATACACTTACCTCCGTACAGAAAGATAATTACGTTTTGGAAATCAGGACTAATAATGGATAAGGAATTTGCGATATGCCGATGTGTGAGAACTGAATACGGAAAACAAATCAGAAAACTATATGAGAATCATGCTATCCAAGAGAAACGTGGCAATATGACGAAGCTGGAGGCTAGGACAGATGGAATATCAAATACTCTCACAACGGTTCAAAAAGATAATTTAGTTTTGGAGATAAGGAAATATAGAAATGGATAAAGAAATGGTTGGAATACGGCAAGCAACCCATAAGGGGTACATAGAGTGCGAAATTGGCGGTGTTGCCGACTTCTCCTATCCCACAAGTGAATTAAGGCGTGGGAGAGTACAGGGAGGCGGTAATATTTGCCCCACAATTACCTCACAGAGCATGGGAATCTGCCGTGTAGAAAAGGTTGAGGGGGGGGGGTGGAACGCAACGTGCAGCATGATAATCCAATGGTGTGGGGTGGTCTACAGGAACAC